CGCGTCGATCGAGGCCTGCGCCGAGACCTTAAGCCGGTATTCCTCGGTCACCCACTGCACCCAACGGCTCGCGAATCGGGCGGCGAAGCCGAGCGCAAGCTGCGGCGCGTCGGTCACGCTGATGGACGTGAAAACCGTGCCGCCGCTGCCTGACGATTCGTACTGCCCCGGATCGACCGGCACCATGTTGATTTCGCCGAGCAGCTGCCACCCGCTCATGCTGGACAGCGCCTGCTCGATCATGTCGCGGTTCGGGATGTCCAGGCCCTGCGACGTGTACTGATTGATCGTGCGTTCGAAATTGACCGACACGACGCGGGCGCGCAGGCGCGGGAACCGGTACTGCAGCACCGTCTCGATCTCGTTGCGGATGTTGGCGCGGCCGGCCAACTCGACGCGCAACGAGCCGTCCAGAATGTCAGCCTCTGTCAGCACCAGCACCGGGGCGGCATCGATGTTCCACGGCGTGACGCGCGCGGCCTGGTAGGGGTCCAGATCGAGCGCAGCAGGCACGCTGGCGAGCCGGGCGTCGGCGTACTGCAGCATGTCGGACGATTCGCCGCTGACCGCCTCGCTGTAGTGGCCACCGACGTTCGTATCGACCCACTCGCGCGGCAGGCTGCGCACCACCTGCTGCAACTGGTCGGTGCATTCGAACGACACCAGCCGTTCGGTCAGGTCCAGATCCGGCACGTCGACCACGCCCGTGAAGAGGCGGCGCGCGTCGATGGCGTTGCCGGCGGTGTCCTGCTGCGCGATGTCGATGGTGACTGCTGCGCCGGTCCAGTCGGGCAGCGTGAGCGGGCCAGGCGCCGGCTTCATCACGAAAGACGCGACGCGCGCCTCGCCCTCGGCCGCCTCGATGCGGATCTCGCCCGTCAGCCGCGCGCTGACATCCACGCCGCCCAGTGTGACGACGGGCCGCCAGCGGTTCGGGCTCGCGATGGTCGACGACTGCACGGTGATGATCAGCGGCAGCGCGACGTCGATCTCTTCGACCACACTGATGCGCAACGGCAACGCGAACGAGCGCGACTGCACGCGCGTGATGCGCAGTGGGAGCGTGATCGATTCGGCCTCGACGACGGTGATGCGCAGCGGCAGCGTCAGTGCAGCGCCGCTGGGCGGCGGACTGTCGTCAAGCGGACCCGAGCCGTAAGTCGCGGACCCGTATGTATGCAGTCCGTACATTACTCGCGCATCGCCGAGCGAATGACCACCGCCCACTGCCAGTGCTCACCCGCGGCGCCGGTCACAAGCACGTCAACCGCGCCTTCGAGTTCTTGGTCTCGACCGACCTCAACAGGATCGCTGTTGACGTCGATGCCGATACTGCACGTCACGCCAGCACTCGCGGCGACAACCTCGGGCGTTGTGGCGTTGACGATCACTGGCGCAAGGCCAGAGACGCGCATGACGCCCGCTTTCATGGTCGCTGCGTACAGCGCGTTCGTCGGCGAGGTGCGTAGCGCGACCACCTGGATGTCGAGCAGCATGGCGCCGGGCGGCGGGGCAAAGCCCACGCCCCGCGCGCTCCGGGCCGGAGCCGGGTCGTCATTGGTCGTTGTAACGATGCCTGCCCATTTAACTCCGGATACACCCGGAAAGCCCGTGCACACCGACTCCATCACGTTACCCTGCGCGCGCGCTCCGACCGCGGTGGCGCCGATAGCCCAAGTGCTGGCGAGTGCGCCGATGGCCGTGCCGTCTTCTTGGAATACCAGCGCGCTCGACCCGAGTGCGGTGCCTCCTTCAACGTCCTCACGGACCTGTGCGCCGAGTGCCGGTGACCACGCTTCCACGTGCGGCGTCACTGCCGGCGCTGAGACCGCACACGCGACGATGTACATGATTGCCGGGTCCGGGTCGCCGACGATGTCGATGAGCGCGCCCGAGGCTGACGACGACGTGACCCTCGTCCGCTCAAGATAACCGCCTGACGTGATCCGGCCGACACCCAGTTCCCATTGCTCACCGTCCTCAATGCGGTACGAGATGCCGATCGGAAGAAACAGCCCGAGGGAAGCGACGACGGGGCCGATTGCGCGGTAGCCAGGAGCTGGCCCGCTCATTGATTGCAGTTCGTCATCGCCGATGCTGTCGATGATCATTGCTACCCGATCGAGTGCAAGCATTACTGTTCCTCAGCAGAAATCGACCACGAGCACTCGGCGGCTTCCTGGTCGAAGGTTTCGTCCGGCGGGCTGGCGATCACGGTGATCTGCGGGAAGTACCAGACGGCATAACCGACGGCGCCCGACACGGCGGTGACGGTCGCGGTGTGTGTTGCGATCGAAACAGCGGTTTCGACCTCGCGGCCGTCGGCCATGTGGGCGCGTGCGAATGGCTCATACCCCGTGTCAGTGCGGCGACCAACCGGCAGCGCGATCGAGGTGCTTTGCGAGCGGATCGCGCGGGGCAAGCCGCACTTGAGCGTGAGCGGGCCGGAGTAGTCGAGCGAGTCCAGCCCCAGCGGCGCCCAGCCGTTGCCGCTGAGCGTGATCGCCAGCTTCTGCCACTGGGTCTGCTTGATGGCGGCGCCGTTCATCATGCGGCGCGTCGAGGCGCCGCCGGTTACCGCTACCTGCTGCTGCAGGCCGAGGGCGGCCGTCATCGGCACGACGACGCCCCCCAGTTCGAAGGCTTTTCCGCCGTACATCACCGCCCCACTTTCAGCGCTTCGCGGCGCAGTTTCTTTTCGAGGTTGCGCGAGGTTGCGCGGTCGATCTGCACCGGCACCTGGCCGACGCCGGGGATGTTGAAGAAGGCCGGCTGCATGGCCCTGTCTTGCACCGCGCCCGAAAGGCTCGACGTCGCCCGCGCGGCGCTGTCACCGATGGCGCCGCCCATGGCGTAGCGCGGCAGTTCCATGTTGTTGATGGCGCGCATGAAGCCGTCGCCGTAGTACTGGGCCGCGCGCTGGCGGATCATCCATTCGCCGTTGCTGCCCCACATCAGGATGCTGTCCGACGTGCCGGTACCGGGCCCGCGCAGCTTGCCGCCGGTGGCCTTCTTCGGCAGTTCGCCCAGAATCTCCGCGGTGCGCTTGTCGTCAGCGCCGCTGCCGCCGGCCGGCACGGTGACGACCGGCAGCACGATCGGGTTGTTCTTCAGCTTTTCCTGCAGCGTGGTGACCAGCGTTTCAAGGCTGGCCGCGGCGCCGGCCTGGTCGAAACCGACGCTGATGGTCTTGAGCCATTCGGCATCGGTGCGTAGCTTGTTGATGGCGTCCTGAATGGTGGACAGCTTCGCCTGCTCTGCCTGCTCGGCACCGGCTGCCGCCTGGTCCTGCAGCGCCTTCACCTGCTTGGCGAGGTAGCCCAGCACGTCGGCGCTCGACCCGCCCGCCTTGTCGATCTCGCTGATGAGCGACTTCGCGCGCTCGCCTGCACGAATGGCGTCTTCGAAGTTGCCGCCGGCCAGTGCCTGCCGCGAGCGGGCGATCTGGGCCTGCACGTCACCCGTGTTCGCCTCGCGCTCGGGCTTGCGGCTTTGGCCGATGCCGGCGATGAAGTCGTCGTTCGACTTCGCCAACTGCTCGCGCCGCTTGCGGGCGCCCTCCAGCGCCTTGTTGGCGTCGTCGTAGGCCTTGAGCTGCGCGCCAAGCTTCTGCTTCAGCGTCGCGAGTACCTGGTCTTTCGCCTGCGCCTGGCGGGCGTTGAAGTCCTGGATCAACTGCACGCGGCGATTGTTGATGTTCGCCAGTTCCTGCAGGCTGTTCTCATACGCACGCGCGTCGCGGGCGGCATCGATCGCGGACTGCGGCGTGACGTTGCTGTTCGCTGCGGCGCGATTCTCAAGGTTCGAGCGGGCGCGGTAGTACTCGGCCGCCGACTTCAACCGCTCTTCATACGCCGCGCGCTCACTTGCGCTCAGTTCCGCGATCTGCTCCGAGTTGAGGCGGACCGCATCTTTCGCGAAGGCGGTGGCCTCCATCACGGCCTTGTTCTCGGACAGGAATTTCTGGTCGTCGCGTGCCAGCTTCTCGGTCACATCGCTGTACTCGCGCATGGCGGCGACGAGTTCGAGGATCTTCTGAGTCGACAGGCCGATGACTGCAAGCGCCGCCCCCTTGCCGATGACCGACAGAAATCCTTGCACAGCGGTGGTCGCCAGCGCTGCGGCGCCGCCGGCAGAAGTCGCCGCCGAGGCCATGGTGAGAAGTGATCCGTTCAGCAGCCCGAGCGCGCCCGCCGCCTTCGCCACCGCGAGCCCGGCGATAACCGGCGCCAGCGCCTCAAGCGCACTGGACAGCGCGATCGCCGCATCCGTCACCGCCGCGATGATGTTGATGGCGTCCGACATCACGTCGGACAGCTTCTGCGCGAAGGCGTCGAGGTCGCCGTTCTCGGCGGCCTCCTCGATGCGCGCCAGCAGGTTTTCGATCTGCAGCGCAACGGTGTCCATCACGCCGGACGCAGCGATGCGCTGCTGGAACTCGGTCAACCGGTTCGTGATGCGGTTCAGTTGCGCACCCAGCGAATCCGACGCCGTTTCAAGACTGCCGCCCACGCTGCGTTGCAGTTCGGCGGCGAACTTCGGCAGGAAGTCGGACGCGACCACCTCGCCCTTCTTCAGCATGCCATCCAGTTCTTGCGTCGTGACGCCGATGGCGCGCGCAGCGATCTGGAACGCACCCGGGATGCGCTCGCCCAACTGGCCCCGCAGTTCTTCGGCCTGGACGTTGCCCTTGCTGATCATCTGCTGGATGGCCAGCAACGCGCCTTCAGTCTGCTCTGTGCTCAGGCGCATCACCGTGGCGGCAGAGGCCACTGCGCGGAAGATGTCGCGCGTGGCTTCGCCTTCCAGCGCAGTGCCGCGCGAGGCGGCCGCCAGCTTCGCGTAACTGCGTGCGGTGGTTTCGAGTTCGAGGCCGAGTTCTTCGACCAGCGCGCGCACCCACGCCAGTTCCTCGCCGGCGCGCGACACGTCGCCGCTGAAGGCGAAGTCGAACTGCACCTGCAGCGATTCGGCGGCCAGGCCCTTTTCGATCACTGACTGCACGGCCGAAAGGGCGGCGCGCGCCGCTACCGCTGCCGACACGACACCCGCCAACTGCGCGGCGACACTGCTACCCGCGTTCGTGCCCGCCGCCGCCACTCCGTTCAGTTCTGCCCGCAGTTCGTTCACGCGCTGCTGCGCGATGGCCGATACGCGAGCGATCTCCGCGGGCCCCGCTGCGGATGCCTTGACGCGCTGCAGAGCGGTTTCGACGCCCATGATTTCGCGGCGCAGTTCGGCCGGTCCGCGCATGTTGAGCGTGCGGTAGGCGTTCGTGAGGCCGGCCGATGCGCCACCCAGATCGCGCGTGCGCTGTACAGCGCCCTGCAGTTCCGCCGTCAGCTTCGCAACGCGCTGCTGCGCGGCGGCCGTTGCGCGCGCGAGTTCGTCCGGCGCAGCACCGCTGCGGCGCACACGCTCCAGCGCCGCGTTCGTCGCCTCGATATCGGTGCGGATGTCCTTGAACGACCGGACGTTGAGCGCGGCGAAGGCAGAAGACACATCGGCGATCGACTTCGGCGCCAGACCCAGTTCGCGGCGCAGCGCCGCCACCTGCTTCTCGGCCGCCGCGGTGGCGCGGACGATATCCAGCGGGCTGTTCGCGTTCTGCTTCACGCGCGCCAGTTCCGTATTCACCGCCGCGATGTCCGCACGAATGTCCGCCACCGAACGAATCTTCAGCGCACCCATCGCCTGCGACAGGGCCGACACCGATGCCGGCGTGCGCTCCAACTCACGGCGCAGTGCAGCCGTCTGCTTCTGCGCCGCAGCCGTCGCGCGGGCAATCTCTTCGGGCGCTGCGCCGCTGGACTTGATCTCGTCCAGCGCGCTGCGTACCGCCTTCAGGTCGCCCGCGACGCTCTTCACGTCGCGGATGCCCAGCGTCTTGAACGCGAGCGTGAGCGATACGTCCTTGTTCAGCGCCGCCATGCGTCAGCCGCCCTTCCCCTGGGTCTTCTTCGCCACTTCGGCGGCGCGCAGGAACAGGGCATACGGGTAAGCCCAAACGTTGGCGTGGCCCAGCTGCTCCAGCATCAGGGCGCCTCGCTCAATGTCAGCCCGGACGTCATGCGTTCGACCAGGTCGGCTGCCCACCGGTCGAGCACGGCGAAAAAATCCGGGTTCAGCGCCTTCACGCGCTCGAAGACCGCCTTGAACTCCGAAGGCGTGAGGCGGCTGCAGCGCTCATCGTCCAGATCGGTGAAGCGCTTCAGATCGGCGATCGAGAAACCGCCCAGCACCGACGCCACGAACAGGTCGCCGCGGTCGGGCGATTCACCGCCCGCCGCTGGCGCCTGCTCGCGAGCTTCCGCGCCGGCAAGGTGCGCGCGGATCTCCGCAAGGTTGATCTCGCGCACCTTGACGATGCCGGCCTCGCGGGTCGGCACCTCGCTGACTGCAGCGAGCTGCGTCATGCCGCTTCGCCCAGCTGCTGCAGCTTCAGGAACTTCGAAAGGCCCGTGCCGATGATGGTCGGGTCTTCCTCGATGGTCATGGATAGCGACAGGTTTGCGAAGTCATCGCCGATCATCGACACATCGCCCGCCAAGCCGAGCTTGACCTTGTAGAAGCGCGCGGTGCTCGGCTCACCCGACACGGCGTCTTCACCGATCAGCCGCACGCTCACCTGCGGAGCACCGCTGATCAGCGCCTCGACATCGATGACCGAACTTGCCGTGTAGCTGATGGTTATGTCGGCGTCGGCCACCAGACCCACCGTGGTGACGGTGTCCTTGAAGCGAATGCCGGTGCGCTCGACGACGTAGTCGTCGGTATCGACCACGGTTGCGCCGACTTCGACGACGGGCGCGACCGAGGTGTCGATCATCCGTGCGGTCATGACGAAGGTACCCGCGCCATAAAACACGTGCTCTTCGTCGGACACCGTGCCGCCCGCGACTGCGTTGGCGGCGCCCCACAGGCCCAACGCAAGGTTCTGCGGGTTGAGGTTTCGCATGTCGATCTGGCCGTTGATCTCGTTCACGCGATCGGCGGTCGCGTAGTTGCCGCGACCGGTGCGGGAATTCGGCAGACGGCGCTGTTCGACGTCGTAGTTGTAGGTCAGCGTCGACACGTTGCCGATGTCGCGGAAGTTGCGGCTGTCGAACGGGATGGCCGGGTCATACGGCGCGATCTCCGGGATGCCGGAGAGGATGACGGACTGCAGCATGGTGTGTCCTTTCAGGTGGTGGTGGGGTTGATGACCCGGCGGTACTGGTTCCACCGGCTTGCGACTTCAACAGGCAGGATCGCGGCCCGCGCGAGGGTGTTGCCTTCGCTGGTGTTCGCCATGCAGGTGAGGCTGTAGGTGACGCCGGCCACGCCGCCGACCAGGCGCTGCAGCACACGGCCGCTTTCAACGACCGGTGCGCCGGACTTGAGCGATGCCGGGCTGGCGTCGGTGCCGTCGACGACCGCCACTGTGATCGACGGTGTGCCGGTGATCGTTTCGCCCTCGATCAACTCCAGGGCGAAATCGAAGGCGCAGGCGAAGGCCTCTTCCGGGTCTTTGAACGGCCAGACGGCCGCGGTGGCGCTCATGCGACGAAGCTCCTGCGGGTGGATGCACCTGTGACGAACACGCGGCGCGTGGATGCGCCCGCGACGAAGCGCTTGCGCACGACGAGGTCGAACACCTCGCCGATCTGCCAGCGCATGACCAGATCGGTTTCGGACACGGCCACCAGCGACCATGCGAGGTCGAGGCTTGCCGACGCGACCAGTTGCGCGACCACTTCCCAGCGCGCGGTGAGTTCGCGCATGACGCTTGTGACGATGTCCCATCGCATGTCGGCATCGGCGCCGACCGACGCCAGCAGCGACCAGCGCGCGTCGATGGACTGCTGCACGCGCGCGACAACGGACCAGTGCAGGCTGAGGGAGGTGGCGACGACGCCGACGGCGGCGGCCATGTCCCAAGCGAGCACGCTGTCGGCGCTGACGGCGGTCACAAGTCGCCAGGCTGCGGTGAGGTCGGTCTGCACGGCCGACACCAGTGCCCAGCGCAGCGCACTGTCTGCGGCGATGGTCTGGACGACGTGCCACGGCAGATCGACGCCGCGCGCGACGGCGTTGAGCAGGTGCCAGTGCAGTGCGGCGTCGGCCGTGACGGTCGCCAGCGCGGACCAGCGCAGCGCTAGATCGGCCGAAACGATGCCCAGCGTGGCGGCGATGTTCCACAGCGCGGTGACGTCGCCGCTGACCGCTTCAAGCATCGCCCAGCGAAGCGTGGCGTCGGCCTGCGCCGCCTGCAGCAGCTGCCACGCCATCAGCTGGGTCTGCTCTACGGTCTGCAGCACGCTCCAGGCGGCGGTCTGGTCTGCGGCTGCGACCGACTGCATTGCCCATCGGGCGATCAGGTCGGCAGACACGGGCTGAAGCATTGACCAGCGGAGGGCGGCATCCGCCTGGACCGGCTGTTGCAGGGACCAGCGGATGGCCGCGTCGAGTGACACCGCGGACTTCAGGGACCAGCGCAGAGCGGCATCGGACTGCACCGGTGCCAGCGCATAGCCGAGCAGCGCGGCCATGCGCTCTGCGATGGTGATGATCTCGGTGCTGCCCTCGTAGTGCAGCGAGTCGTAGGCCGGCGTCGGGTCGTCGAGGTCGAGCACACCGGCGACGTGTTCGTTGCTCGCAAGGCTCGCGATGGCGGCGCGCAGAAGCACGCCATTCGCCTTGGCTTCCGGGTTCGCGAGACACGGCATCGTCAGCACCCACTGCGCGGTCTGACCGGCCGCAGCGAATGCATCCATGATCTCGTCGAGCTTCCCGGCGTAGAGCGTCGGGTCGTAGGCGGTGCCGGTCGCACCGTCCGACATCGAGCCTTCGCCCTGCCACCACAGCACGTAGCGGAAGCTGCCGAGCAGCTGTGCGGTAGCCAGCATGGCGCCGTAGAGCGTGCCGGTGTTCGTCGGCGCGTTCGGTGCCCACTGATCGATATTCGTGCTGCCGCGCGCTGCGGGCACCACGCCGATCGGCACGCCTGACTCCATCGCCAGCGTCGCAAGGTGACCGTAGTACGACCCGTCACCCGCGCCGCCGGCATTGAACGCGGAATACACGGCGTCGCCGGGGATATGAAACGGCTTGGCCAGAGTCTCGAAGTTCTCGCGCCACACGTGTGCGAAATCGAACTCGACCGCTTTCCACGTCGGGTTCGTGTCGGGCGCTACTGGCTGCACATAGCTCGGCGACCAGCCGGCCGCGTTGCTCTGCCCTGCGCAAAGATACAGGTCGCCGACACCGACGTAGGACAGCGCGGCCGACACAGACGGGTTCGCAGCGAAACGGACTTCGAGCGCGCCCTGTGCCGGGCCCTGCAGCGTCACTGTCTCGTCGAACTCACCGCCTGTAGGCGTCGCGTCCAGCGTGGCCCAACTGCCGCCGGCAAAGCGCCACTCGATCGGGCCATCCGGGTCGCCGTCATATGTGCCGGTGACGCGCACGCCCGTGGCCTGGTTCGAGCCGTCACGCTGAAACAGGCGGTAATCGACAGCGCCCATCGGGTCCGGGTCGGCGCCGGTCATCGGCACCGTGAAGGCGATCGCGTCGGCCTCGACCGTGATGTTCGCGATATCGGCGGACACGATGCTGGTGTTGTTGCCATAGCGCGCGCGCAGAGCTGCGGCCGACGCTACGGCCAGCACGGCATTGCCGGACCACGTGCCCGACGAGGCACTGAAGCCCGACAGCGTCACCCACGATGCGCTGCCGTGCTGCACATCGACGCCAGTCGGCGCGGTGCCGGTGTACGTGCCGCTGATCGTCGTCGTGGTCGGGACGGCGGTGTCGGCGGCCGGCGAGGTGATCGCAAGGCTGTCGCTTTCGACCTCGTTCGCCTCAAGCGCCCAGAAGTCGCGACCGACGTTGCGCGTCGCCTCGTCGTCGAGCGACGACCCACCCCAGAAGCGCACACCGTGAATCGCGACATCGACGACAGCGGTCGTGCTCTGATTCCACGCGATGTAGATCCGCTTCGCGCTGGTGTCGGTCCATGCGGTGCTGTCGCTGCCTGCGTTGTAGCGCGCGACAAGGATGCTTGACGGCGTCGCCTCCTGCGTCCAGACATTGGTCACGCCGCCACGGCGGCGGAACCACAGAATGACGGTCTTGTTGACGCCGTAGATGGTGGCGGTGACCGCCGTGCCCTCGCCGGTCGAACTGTTCGCGTTCAGGAACCAGCCGTTGCCGATGGATTCGCTGATTGTGAAGTCCACCAGCGCCGTGCCCGCATCGTTGCGGATGACCAGCGCCTTGATGGTGTTGTTCGTGGTCGGCAGCGTAGGCCCGGTCGTGAAGATCAGCGCGACCTGAAAATCGCCTGTGCCGACCTGCATGCCCTGACCCGTGAACGTCAGGTTGCTGTAGCTGCCGGACGCACCAGAGCCACCGGGCCGGACGCCCTGGATGCCGTTGTACGTCGGATAGCTGCGATTGCCGCTGACCGTCAGCGAGGGCGCTGAGCCGCCGCCAAACAGGAACGGCTGCGCCTCCGGCAGACTGCCCATGCCGGTGAAATCCCAGGCGAGCGTGATCCCTGCCGCGGACGGGTTGTCCGGGTTGCGGGCGAGCGGCAGGGTCCGCTGGTCGTGGGCGACAGCCATGCGTAGGCGCCGTTACGCGGCGGTATCGCCCTGCACGCGCAGGGTGATCTGGTCGTCGTTGTACGCCGCCGCTCCTTCGGCGACGATGCGCTTCACCCACACGGCGCGATGCTGTCCGGGCGGGATGTCGCCAAGCGCCAATGCGGCGCCAAGGTTCGCAGCGGCACTGAACGTGACACCGGTCGGCGCGGTGGACTCGTTCGCGATGGTCTGCTCGGTACCGTTCACCGCCGAACTGCCGACCGCGATTTCGGCGATGGTGTCGGTGCTCGGCGTATTGCTCTGGATGAAGATGACTGCGTTTTCGAGCGTGAGCGTCGCGTGCGCGTTGTGCACATAGAAGCAGCGGTACTCGGTGTCGCCCGCCGCCGATTCGGCGCTGCCGACGATGTCGAACAGGTTGTGCAGGCCGGTACCGATTTCGGTGGTGCTCTTCGCGCCGCCCAGCGCCGCGTTCGGGTCGGTGTTCGAACCGCCGCCGGACAGGCGGAACTCGATGTCGGTGGATTCGATGGGCACGGGTGTCCTTTCAGGTTGCGACAGCCACGAACTCAAGTCCGAAGCCGCAGGCATGCGACTCGACGCCCGCTTCCGGGAACATGGCGGGGGTATCGAGCGGCATGAGGGGTTTGGGGAAGCCTTCGGGCCGGTAGCCGAGCAGCGCGCCCAGCACACGGCCGCACAGGTCGGACAGCTGCGCAGCGGCCGGGCCCGACGGGTCATGCTCGGTGCCCTCGCGGCCGGCGACGATGACGTGCCACTCGGCGCGCAGGCGCGCTTCGCGCGGCAGCGGGCGTTCGCTGGGCAGTACGCGGAAGCCGACGAAGCGCACCGCCACCAGCGGCAGCGGTAGATCGCTGAAGTTGTCGGGCACGTCCTTCCACATCAGCACATCGGGGACATCGGGGAAGCGCTCGCGCAGGCGCTGCAGGATGAGCGGTTCGGCGTCGAGCCAGTTGCGGTTCGGGGTCATGCGCATGCACCCCGCTTGCTGTTCAGCCAGGCGATGCCGCGGGTGGCCGTCAGAAGGCCGGTGTCGCCGACCACGTATTCCGCGGCGACGCCGTTCTGCGTGATGGTGATGGCCTCGCCTTTGCGCAGGCCCGGCAAGTCCGCGAGCAGGTACTTGATCGCGTCCGAACGCTTGGCCAAGAAGGCGTCGATGGTTTCGATGCCGAAGATGACGGCCACGTCCTCGCGCGCCGGCTCGCCCGTGGAAGGAACCCACGTGGCGAGCGCGTCCGACAGCATCGACTGCGAAGCGCGGTCGATACGGTCGAGCACGGCGGCGAAGGGCGTGGCCGGCATGGCTATCAGGCCAGCTTCGCGCGCTGCAGCATCAGCGGGCGGGTGCAGATGTGCAACGGGTAGCCGAAGACTTCCGGCTGCACCCAGGCGTTGCGGTCCTTGTCGCGAACGATCCAGGTGTAGAACTCCTGACCCGGGGTGTTCACGAAATCGAAGGTTTCGGCCGGCGACTGCGCGACCTGGAACACATCGACGGCGCCGACCGGGTAGAACTTAGCCAGCGTAGGCGAGACGGCCACAGTTGAGTTGTCGTCGGTACCGCGGTAGTTGTGGAAGGTGATTCCGCCGTAGCGGAACGATTCGAACGCATTGCCTTCACGCACCTCGGCAGCCGCAACCCAGTTCAGGTAGGTCTGGCGGACGTTCGGGTGATTCGTCAGGGCGTCGTAGAAGTCGTCGCCGGCCAGGCAATGCACCTGCGTGACGCCGTCCACCCACGAACCTTCCGACGCGCGAGCCATGGCACGAACGACCGCCGTGCACTTCTCGCGCACGTCAGTGGCCGGGTCATCGAGTTCGAAATCGAATTCCGTGGGTTGGGTGATGCCCCACTCGGTGTACCAGTTGCGGATGACGCTGTTGTCGGCGTCGAGCACGATGCCCTGCACCGCGCCCAGACGCATGCGCTCCAGCGTGAGTTCGTGATCGCGCAGCAGGTTGGTCTGGCGGCGCGCCACTTCCTCCATCACCTGCTGCAGTTCGGTGCTGGAACCGAAGGCGCGAATGCCTTCGATCTCATGCGCGTAGATCTTGTCACCCTTGGCAAGGCGCACCGTGCGGAAGTCGCGGATGTCGCGCTTGTCGGCATCAGCAACCGTCGGCGGCGCACCGCGTTCGGTGGTCGGGATGAGCGTGAGCTTGCCGTTCTGGCGTTCGATCGACACCGTTGCGGTGCGCACCGGCTTCGAGGTGAACAGGTTCTGCGAGCGCAGGAAGGTGGGCAGATGGGGGCGCTTGTTGATCGCCGCCGTCATGTCGACCATGTGGAAGGCACGGTCGTTGAAGATGTCCATATGGGCCATTGCGGGTTCTCCAAATGATTCGTGGGGTCGCCCGCTCAGCGGACGATGATGCCGAGAGCCGCAAGTGCGGCGATGGCGGCGGTCTTGTTCGGGGCGCTGATGCCGGCCGGCCAGGTGAGGGCAACGCCCTTCACTTCGGCGTCGCGAGCGGTGTAGACCGCCGTCTTGTCGGCGGCAGTCGCGTCAACGTCGTCGAACAGCACGGCGGCGGCGGTCTGCGAGCCGTCGGACGCACCGGGCGTCAGCACGGTGAGCTTGCTGCTGGCCGTGATACGGCCCAGTACGGTGCCCGGCGTCAGCTTGTTGCCGGCGAGCAGCGTGCCGACTTCGCGCGAGCGGTGGCCGTTGGCCTCGCTCAGGATGTATTCCGCGGTATGGCGGCCTTCGGTCAGAACAGTCATGGTTTCGTCTCCGGTTCAGGTGGATATGCAGGCCGGCTGTCAGGCCGTGCCGTGCGCCTGCTCCCACATGGAAGCGATGGCCTTGGGGTCGCTTTCGGTGCCCTTGCTTTCGCCCGCCCGCACGTCCGGGTTATGGACGCCGGCCATGGCTGCGGCGAAGCCGTTGGCTGCGGCAGCGGGCGCAACCTTCGGAGCGGCCGCGAGAATCGCGGCGGACTGCTCGACAGACAGGCCGGTGGTGACGCACTGCAGCGCGAGCGCGCCGCGGTCCTTGGCCTCGTCGTGCGCGAGGATGGCGGAGGCGCGTTCGCGCTCCGCCTTCGCACCTTCTTCTCGGCCACGGGCGTGTGCGGCGTCCAGATCGGCCTGGGTGAAGGTGGCGGCGGGCGCTTGCGAACCCGCCTGTGCTTGGGTGCCGGACATGGTGGTGTCTCCTTTCTGCTCGGCGGTGGCTCGGGCGGGCTGCCCGTAGGAACGAGTCGGGCGGCGTGCCGCCAACTCGGAAATCAATTGATCGGTGGTGGCGACCCGGTCGGCCAGGCCGGCGGCCACGGCGGCGACGCCACGGAAGACGCGCGCTTCGGTTTTGCGGATGCCTTCGTCGGTCATGCGCGGGCGGTGCTGCAACACGGCGCCCACGAACTGGCTGTAGAGGTCGTCGACCTCGGCCTGCAGTTCAGCCTGCACCGTGGCGGGCAGCACCTCGAACTGGTTTCCGTCGACCTTGTGGGCGCCCGCGAAGATGTGCGTGACCTTGATGCCCTCGTTCGCAAGCAGGCGCGAGAACTCCATATGCCGCATCACGACACCGATGGAACCGGCGTAACCGGTGCGGCTGACCACGACTTCGTCGGCGGCCGACGCACCCAGGTAGGCCGCACTGGCCGCCATGCCGTCGGCCATGGCGATGAGCGGCTTCTTGCCGCGCAGATCGAACATGCGCTGCGCGTACTCGAACGCGCCCTGCACCTCGCCGCCCGGGCTGTCGTAGACCTGCAGCACGGCGTGGACGTCGGGGTTCTGCATGGCGTGCTCGGTCGCCATGGCCAGATCGTTGTAGCCCAGCAGCAGGGTGCAGTCGGCATCGAGCTTGGTCCGATGCACCAGCGCGCCGCCGGCCGCGACCACCGCCACGCCGTCGACCACGGCATAGCCGGGCCAGCCGGCTTCTTTCACGCGCTCACCGCGGCGGGTCGAGAACATTTCCGGGTCAGCGCTACCGGACGAAAGCACCTGTGCCAGCACGTCGTCCGACAGGCCGAGCAGGCGCGGGCCGATGCCAGCGATCAGCGCGTCCAGTGCCTGGGCATGTACCAGCAGCGGCGTGTTGAACAGCCGGCCGGCCAGATGGGGATAGGTCTTCATGCGGTTTCTTCCTCGCGCTCATCCTGCTGTTGGGGGTCGCGCTGGCTTGGCGGCTGCGCCGGGGCGCCGGAGGTGGTGGGCACGTCGAGCGGCAGGCCAAGACGCCGCTTCACTTCGCGCTCGGCGGCCTGCTGCTCAAGCACCTCTTCCCAGTCCAGCCCCTGTTCAGCGCACTCGGCTTCGAGCGTCGAGATACCCAGCCGCATGCGGATACCAGCGGCCTCGGCTTCCTTCACCGGGTCGATCCAGCCGCGGCCGGAGAAGATGAAGCGGCAGCGCGAGTAGGCGTAGCGCTTTTCGTAGAAGTCGGGCGCGCGCACGCGGCCGGCGTTCACGGCCTCTTCCAGCCACAGTTCGTAGACCGGGCGCAGCCACACGCGAATGAGCCAGGCACGGCGACCCATGAAGTAGCGCCACGCTTCGAGAAGCGCCGCGCGCGCACTGCTGTAATTGGTCTTGCTGAAGTCCTTCAGCAGCAGTTCGTAGGGGATGTTCATGCCCGCTGCGATGTGGCGCAGCGACGCGATCATGAAGGCCTCGAACGCGGCGTTCGGGCGGCCGGGCGAGAAGGGCGTGATCTTCGCGCCGGCAGGCAGCGGGATGATCGCGGCGCCGCGCATCTGGCGCAGGTTCTGGGCTTGCTTGACCGAATCGCCCCACGCGGCGCGCGGGTTCGTGCCAAACAACTCGTTTGCCGATTCCTGATCAAGGTTCGATTCAAGGAAAGCGGCGACCAGCGCGTTCGATACAGCCGCCTCAAGTTCCGTGGCCTGGTACTTGCCGGCCATGTGGAACTCTTTCATCACCGCCGACACGAGCGGCTTGCCGCGCGACTGGCCGGTGCGGTCCTTGTCGTGCAGGTGGATGACGCGACGGCGGCCCCAGTCGGTCGTGGCCGGGATGCGGTCCCAGTCGTTCAGCCCGCTGACGGTGAAGCGGTCACGCGCCATCGCATCGCCCGGGTGACGGCGGCGGATGTGGTAGGCCATGGGCCGGCCGTAGAAGTCGCGTTCGATGCCACCGCGGATGTCCTCGCGGTGCTCAAGCTGGGGCGGCGTCGACAGGCGGTCAGACTCGACCAGCGAGAGGCGCGTCGACCACGGCGACATCGGATCGGGCAGCCACAGCGGCAGGGCCAGCGCATCGCCATTGCCGAAGGCACCGCCCAGGGCGGAGAGCGTGAGCCCCAGCAGATCCTGCTCGCCGGCCGCATCGCAGTCGGTGGTGTCTGCCCATGAGCGGAACTGCGGCTCAGTCTCGTTCGCCCACTCGCGCGCCTGCTCGGGTGACCAGCCGAGCAGGCGGTAGTCGGGCACCGCGACCAGACGCAGCACCGACCCGACGATGTTGTCCTTGAAGGTCTGGCCGGCCCCCGCTGCGATGCCGTTGTTGCGGGCCAGGTCGCGCGAACGCGCGGTGAGCATTTCCAGGTCGGGCAGCAGATCGGAATCGGCGCTACCGGGGAAAGGCATCCAGTTCGACAGCGCGATATCGGTGCGCGATGCGCCGGTGTGCGCGGCGTGCATCGACGCCGAACGGCCGGACGCCTTCAGGTTCGGGCGACCGCGCTTCACCAGCAGCCACCCGACTGCAGGTAGATCGGGCCGCGCGCCGCGGTCTGCGGGCTTTCCTTCGATCGGATCGCCTGATGCAGGCGTTCGATGTAGGCGTCCGCTTCCGTCAGGCGCTGCGCGTACTGAATGCTGCGACCCTCGCCGCTGGCGCTGGTCGGGCCGGTGACGAGGTTGTGCCGGGCCTCGATGGCTTCGGCGAGCATTGCGTTCAGGCGATCGAGCGACAGGGTGTGCAGCGGGTCCATGCTGCAAGCGTCGCAATCGCGCGCGGTCCTTTCTACAGGAACTAGTTCACTTTTTTAGTTCCGTGCCCGCGGCCGGACACCGCGCCCGCCGGTAGCGATCTGGTCGAGCGTGAAATGGTGTTCGTCGGCCCGGCGCGTGGCGTCTCGTTCAGGCTGACCGGGCCTGCCGATGTACTGCCCGCCCTCAGCGAACCAGCAGGCGCCCGTTTCGAGGCCGGTGCGTATCTGCTCGGTGATGTAGTCGTGCCCAAACACCTCGCGCAGCGAGTCGACCCAGGCGGCGCACTGGGGCATGGCTTCGCGCATTGGTTTGGTGGTCATCAGAACGGACACACCCAGGTCAGCGCCCTTTTCTCCAACGACCGCGCAGCGCGCTCGCGGCTTGTCTGGGCACGGCGCCTTCTGGGGGCCGTCCGCCATGCGAAGTGCGAAGCATTCCGTCGCGCATACCAGCGCCCGCGAATCAGCACCGGCGGACCATCCGGCCATCGCCCTTGATCGTTCACCCCGCGAATGCAGGCACGATCACGCCAGCAAAGAGAGGCGCTGAAACCCTTCCGGTCATGCGGGCGCTTGGTGTTACAGCGATACGCTCTGCCAATCCATTCGTCCGGAACGCGAATGCGCCAGGCCTCACGATTCAACCGCCACTTGAAAATCCCCTTGCGATGTCCGACCAAGCCCATGGCTCACTTCCCCTTCGCGATCTTCCGCACGTAGCGCGCGGAAAGGTTGTACTCACGCCCCAGTTCATTGGCATTGCGGCCGTTGAAGCGGCGCCGGATGTCGGCGTCGCGGGCTGAGGTGTCCTGCCGGCGCCGGATGTAGCTCAGTTCGCTGCCGCCGGCGCGGAAGCGAAGCCGGTATTCAAGCCCTTTCCACACTTCGGTGGTGACGTCGTCGGGCACGCTCAGCCGGCGATGCTGTGCGGCAAGTTCTTCGCGGATGACGTCGAGGAGTTCTTCGCGTGCCATGGTCAGCCGATCATCGATATGGGTGAGAAAAGGTCGCTGTCGTCGCCGCGCGAGCGTGACTGCGGCAGGGGTGCGGGCATCGGTACCGGGTCGCGACGGCCGTCGAGAGATGGCGCGGGCTCATCCTGTTCATCGCGGCTGCGCGCGGCGGCCGCCAGGCGTTCGGTCGCGGCCTGGACGGCACCGGGCCGGGCCATGTCGCGCAGTTCGCGCTCGCGTTTGTCCCAGTCGTCGCGGTTTTGGCGATGCAGGCGCAACTCCGGGTGCAGCGCGGCGGCATACGAGTAGGTGTAGGTGTCCAGCGGTTCGTTGCGGACGCCTGTTTTCTTCTCGAACCGGTTCTTCTTCGGGTTGTAGACCTCGGACACGAGGCCGTTGAAGTAGAAGTCGTCGAGGTCGTCGCTCAGGTGCACCAGCCGGTCGGCGACCTGCTTGTCGTGATCGGTGGAAAGCCGTGCGTACAGTTGGTGCTTGATGGCGACGGTGCCGACCTGATAGACCAGCAGGCCGCGGCGGTCGGTCTTTCCGCTGGCCTTCACGTCTTCGAGCTTGCCCTTGCCGAGCATCGGCGCGTTGTTCTGCGTCGAGCCGAAGATGCACATGGGGCGGGTGATGCGCCGCGCGCGTACGAAGTCCTTCACTGAAGCGGTGCGGTGGCCGCCGGCGTCGATGGCCGTGGCGAGCACGTGCAGCACGCCGCCCCATTCGTGTTCGATGGGCCGGCTCAGCAACTCGACCAGGCTGTTCCACACCTCGCCGGCTTCCGGGTCGCCCGGCAGTTCGACGTAATCGAGCGTCCATGAGGCCATGCCGCGCCCCCAGCCGGTGATGTGGACAGCGAGGCGACTGTCTTGCGTGTCGACGCCCGCGGTCACGGCGAGCACGCTGGCCACCGCGCGGCGCAGTGCGTAGGGCTCGGCGCGGTCCTTGATGATGTTGAACTTGGCCCGGCGCATGGCCGGGTCTTCCCACGGCTCGGCCAGCCGGTCATTGACGAAGGTCTTGAGCTTTTCCGGGTCGGTCTGTGCGTCGATCCACTCTTCAGCCAGCTTCGCCCAGCTGGGGCCAAGGTCCGGCTGGTAGTACAGGCAGTTGATGTGGTAACTGCGGATCTCGGCGCCGGGGTTTTCCGCCACCCAGCGGCCGAAGGCGATCATTTGCCGCTTGTGGTGCTCTTCGATGATGCAGCCGTTCTCGCGGCATACGTACCAGGCCCGTTTGCCGCCGTCCGACCAGTGCAGGCCCTTCCATTCGAGGTGCTGCATTTCGCCGCAGTGCGGGCACGGCACGTGGTAGCGCCGTTGGTCGCCCTTCATGAACAGGCCGTGGATGCGGCTGACGCCGAGCAGTTCGGGCGTGCTGATGTACAGGCGCTTGTAGTTCATCGGAAAGGCGGAGGTGCGCCCTTCCAGCATCTTCATGGGGTCGCCGCCGCCGATGAGGTTTGCGGCGAACTCGTCCACCTCGTCGACGATGAGCCGGAACACGCTGGTCGACTTCAGCCGCAGCGGGCTGCCGGCGTGTTCGACGTACAGTTGCCCGCCGAGAAAGTCTTTGAACGTGCGGGTGTTCGACGAATCGCGGCTGGACACGCTGGTCAGCGCCTCGCGCACCGCGTCGCACGCCTCGACCATGGGATTCAACTTCTGGTTGATCCACTTCGTCATCGACACTTCGCCCGGCAGCGCGTACATGATCGGGCCGGGGTCGTGGTCCATGCAGTAGCCGATGACGTTGGTCGCGACGGCCGACTTCCCGAACTGGATCGGGAACATGAGCGCGACGTCCTGCACGCTGCTGCGGGCGCTCATGCAGTCCATGGGCTCGCGCAGGGGCGGATTGTTGTCCGTGACCCAACGGCCGGTCTTCGCGCCGCTCTTCGACGTGAGGTGCATCTTCGCGTCAGACCACTGGCTGACGGTCAGATTCTCACGCGGTGCGATCGACTTCGCGGCGACGCGCCGGAGCACGGCCCGCGCGTCTGCGAAGCCCTCGCGGGTAACGAGCGCTGCCTGCATCAGGCCTGCGGCGGGGCGACATCAGCCGCCCCGCTTTCTACTAGGTGCCGCGGTACTTCGGCGAGTACGGGGCGCTGCGCTTGCGGACCATCTGGCCCTTGCGCGTGCTGTACTTGCCGCTGCTCTTCTGTCGAGCAGAGTGGTTCTCGGCCATCGCACTTCCTTTCCAGTGGGTGGTTGAGGAAGGTCACATCGGAATGGCCCACTTCCCATTCCGCGAACCCGTCTTTCGACACTGCCATGAGGGGCACACCGTCCAGGTCGGCGGCGTGCGCATCGTCGTACAGCACGCGCGCGAAGCAGGCGTGCCGGAAGCGCGTGGGGAACTCGTCGAAGCGCCAGATGAAGGCGTTCGCTTCGGCCTGCGTGTGTGCGCGGGTGTCCTCACCGGTGTTGCGCACGCTGCGCCCGAAGCCGTTCAGGAACTCTTTCCAGATGGCACGCGGGCGAGTGAGGCCGATATCGGCCCATTCGTTGAACTCCGCCAGATCGATCGCCAGCGGCTGGCCACCGGCAGCAAGGTCGCAGTCGCGCACCAGCGCATCGAGCGTGGGCGACCACGGGTAGCCGAGGCGGTCAAACCACTCATCCCAGAAGCCCAGCTTGTTGGAGACGCCGCCGGAGAACAGGTTGAAGCCCATGGCCTCGATGCGGTCCATGGCGGCGGCGTAGTCCTTGGCGTCGGGCGCCACCTTCTTCGAGGCGTAGTCGATCAGGTCCGCGTGCTTGACCTTCGCCTTGTCCGTCATCGCGCTGATCTGCCAGCGCGACAGGTGCATGGCCTGGTGCCACACGTGCGCCACACCCCAGGACGCCAGCTGCTCGAAGCAGGCGTCGACGTCGCCCCACCACTTGGGTACGAAGGGGTTCAGCCCGACCACAACCATGTGGCCGGCCTGGCGCAGGCGCCGGATGAAGTCCATGCGCTGCGCGTGCGGCGGTGCACCGGGCTCATGCCGCTGGCGCACCCTTTCGTCGTCGGTGGTGAGCGACACATAGACCATGGTCGGCGGCTGGTCGATGATGCGCTGCTCCTCTTCCGGCACCCCGCCACGGGTCTGGTACGCGAAGCGCACGCCCAGCGGCGACAGCGCCTCGACGATGCAGCGATGAATCGCCGCGTTGCTCTTCGCGCACGGGTCGCTGTCGTTGCTCATCAGGATCGGGTGACCCATGCGCAGCAGTTCGTATTCCATGGCGGTCGACCCGGTGTCGAACCACTTCAGCACGCGCGCGATGTCGTTGGGCTCCGACACCCGATCCGGCTTGTTCAGGTTCGCGAAGCAGTAGGCGCAGCCGTGCGTGCACCAGTTGCCGCCGAAGTGCAGCAGCGCGGGGGAAATGAGGTATTCGCCGGTGTAGATGCGGAGGCTCATGCACATGCTCCAAGGGGTAGGCCTGCGGTCACGCCGCGTAGGCGGTCGTTCTGCAGGGCGAGGTTGTCGGGGTTCAGTTCGCAGCCGATGAACTGGCGGCCGAAACGCAGCGCAACGCGGCCGACGGTGCCGGTACCGAAGAACGGGTCGAAAACGATGTCGCCCGGCCGGCTGCCGGCAAGCACGCACGGCTCGACCAGCGCTTCGGGGAAGGTGGCGAAGTGCGCGCCGCTGTAGGCCTGCGTCGGGATGGTCCAGACGCTGCGGCGGTTGCGCCGGCTCACATCCCACTCGCTTTCGGCGCGCTCAGGACGATGCGTCCCTACGGACTGGCCGGGGATGGCCTGCTCGCGCTTGCTGTCCTCGCGCTTGAACGAGTCACGGCGGCTGCGCGGCTTCGGGTTGGCGTCGTAGCCGTGGCCGAATCCGACACCGGTTCCGCTGTATCGCCCTTTCAGATCCCGGTGTGCCCCTGCGCCGGTATCCCATCCAGCAGGCACGGCACAAGTTGCACTGACCGCGGATTCCTTGTTCGCATCGAAGTCGAAGAAGTAGCGCTCAGACTTGCTGAGCAGGAACAGGTACTCGTGAGCCTTCGTGCAACGGTCGCGCACCGATTCCGGCATCGGGTTCGGCTTCGACCAGATGATGTCCTGGCGCAGCCACCAGCCGGCGTCGCGCAAGGCAGACAGCGCCGACTCTGCGCGAATCCGGTCCTCGACCATCTGAACCATTTCCCAATCACCAACGACGCGAGCTTCAGCAAGCCAGTCTGCCCATTGCGCCATCGAAGCACCGTCAATCACCGCAAAACCCTGCAGCGCAAAGGCGAGGCGCCACGGCTGACCTACCAAGTCCTTTGGTTTCAGCCCGGCAACGTGCACATCGCTGCGGGGAATCGGGTGGTCGTCGCGCCGGCGGCTGGCCACCATAGCTGCCTTCGCGCGCATTGCCTCGGTCATGTTGTCGCGCGACGACCGCAGCGGGCTTGATTTATCCGGGCCGCATCGCGACCCCGCGTAGCTGTCGCCCATGTTCAGCCACAGCGTGCCGTCGTCGGTGAGCAGCTGGCGGCAGAGATCGAACACCTCGACCAGCTGCGCCAGAAACTCCGGCAGCGTCGGCTCCAGCCCGATCTGCCCGACGACGCCGTAGTCGCGCAGCCCCCAGTAAGGCGGCGACGTGACGATGCACTGCACGCGCACGCCGTCCGCGATCATGCGGCGCATCGTGTCGCGGCAGTCACCGAAGTGGCAGCGGTTGAGCCAGTCGCTCATCAGATGCCCCTCATCAGCACATCGACATCCGACATGCCGTGTTCGTCCTTGAAGGCCTGCAGCCGGTCGTACTGGGCGCGGTTCAGGCTGACCATCACCGGGTAGACGGTGGGTTTCTTCGGCGGCGCCTTTGGGGCCGTGGGTGCGCTTGTCGTCGTGCCGGCGGCGGCCGGCTGCTGGGCCGTGCCTTCGTCATCGGGCTGGCGCGCGGCATTCGCGTCGACGGTGCGTTCGTCCTCGTCCAGCGCGCTCAGGGCGTCGTCGAAATCGAGGCCCAGGCGATCGAAGTCGAAGTCGTCGAAGTCGGCCAGTGCGTCGAGTTCGCCGCGCAGCAGTTCGGCGTCCCAGTCGCCGCCTTCGGCCAGCCGGTTGTCTGCGATGACGTAGGCGCGGAACTGGGCTTCAGTCCAGCCGGTGACGTCGAGCACCGGCACGGTGCCGGCCGGAAAGGGTTCGGCGCCCTGCTCCCGGCCCGGCGCCGGGTAGAGCAGCCCGCCGCGGGCATAGATCGATTCGACGGCCTTCAGGCTGCCGTGCCCCTTGGCGATGGTGCCGTCGCGCACGACGATGGCGCCTACGAAGCCCAGGGCGTCGAAGGTGCGGGCCATCTGCTCGATCTGTTCGGGCGGGTGGCGCTTGGCGTTGCCGGCGTAGGGGCGCAGGCCGACCACCGGCCGCAGTTCGGGGGCGTTCATTGCGGGGTTCCCTTCTTCGGTTTCAGGGTGTCGGAGGTTTCGCGCAGCACGCCTTCGACGTATTCGTCGATGAGCGCCCGGCAGGCGGAGGGCTCGGTGACCGGAGCGACGAGGGGCGCGAGCATTGCGCCCATGTTTTCGAGCCGACGGCGCAGGGATGTCACCAGGTCGGCGGCGGCGGCCTCGATCTCATCCACCGGCGCCAGCCGGCCGATGAGCCGTTCGTACTCGACCTTGGCGGTCATGGCCTTGTACCGCTCGTTGATGGCCTTGGCCTTCTGGAAGCCGTGGTCGTTCGACGCGGCGGCGACTGAAACGGCGCGCTCTTCGTCGTCGGCCGGGTCAGCTGCCGTCTCAGCCGAGGGGCCGGGCCCGACTTCGTGGCCGCGCGCGGCGGCATGCCGGGCCGCGACGCCGCCGCGCGAGGGGTCGCGGGTGCTGTCGATCAGGGCGAGCGATTCCGCGACCTTCACGGCCTTGGCGTCGTCGGTCAGCACCAGGCGGCCAGCCTTGCGCAGTTCGGTGATGTAGGACGGACGCACGCCGAGGTGTCGGGCGAATTCGGCGAAGCCCATTTCGGCCTTCACTTCGCTCATCGCTCTACACCTTTCTCCACCACTACACCCTTTGTGCAGGGTGTGCAGGGTGATGTGCAGGGTACGAAACGGGCGGAAACCCGCATGGATGTTGGAATGTGCAGGGTGTGCAGGGTGTGCAGGGTCGCGTGTACACGAGAAATCGATTTTTCAATGGAGCGACGGCGGGGGCGCGTTGCGTTCTCGCGTGTACACGTGCGCGAGAACCCTGCACACCCTGCACATTGGCTTTCGCAAGCCGTTTGCGGGCTATTCGTACCCTGCACATCACCCTGCACATGCCCTGCACACCCTGCACATTTCAGGTCAGAATCCGCCACGGCCGACCCCTTCCCTGTAGTCCTTGAGGGCGTTGCGGAACGCTTCGACGCACTCGGTGAAGTAGTCCGACTGGTTGCTGCCTGGCGGGGCCTCAGCGCACCCCGGGGGGAACACGAACATGCTCTGCTTCGTGCTGGCGCCGACCATGTAGCGCTTGCGCTCATGCCCGCAGCGGTGCTTTTTCACCAGCGCGTCGATCAGCTTGTTCAGTGGCGCACCACGCCCGATGCCGTTGCGATGGCACCACGCGACGTAGAGCTGATAGACGTCGTCCGACAGGGCCGGCATCAGGCCGACGCCACCGATTTCGCCGTCCGTCCAGTGCATGAGGAAGCGGCTGGTCGAGTCGCGTGACAGGTCGATGAGTTCGGCCTTGGCTTCAGTCATCGGCGGGAGCGTGTGGGCCGCGAAATCGCCCATGGGAAGGTTGAGCAGGTAGTCGTGCAGCGCAGGGATGCCGCCGGCAGCGATCTCGGCTTTCACCGCGGTGTAGAAGTCGGGCCCGAGCTTGACGGGCGTCCAGATGACGGCGTGCCGGCGGTCGTCCTCTTCCAGCACGACGGGCATGCGCTCGTTGGAGAGGAAAACCATGTTGACGTGGTTCGCCTCCCAGTACGCCTGCATGTTCTTCGGGTTGATGCGGATCTGGTCGTTCGTGATGAACGACTTCAGCTTGTTCTTGATGTGGAACATTTCGGACCGCGCAACGACCTCGTCGGCGATCAGGAACAGCTTGCGCGAGGCCCAGTCGTTGAACTTGTCCTCAATGGCCGACTGGTCGATGACCCAGCCGTAACGGCCGTAGATGGCCATCACGGCTTCGAAGAACATGTTCTTCCCGGTGCCTTGCGGACCGTGAATGACGACGGTCGTTTTCATCTTCGCGCCCGGGTGCTGGATCGGGTAGGCGATCCAGCGCAGCACCCAGCGGTAAAGCTCTTCGGCCTTCGGGTCGGCCTGGCACATGTAGCGCAACAGGTCGAGCAGGTTGTCGCACTTCCCCGCCTTCGGCACCGTCGGCCAGCCGCCCCACAGGTTGCACTTGATGGCGGCGTCCTCTTCGCCCGGATCGAACCCGACTTCGTCGACGCGCACGATCTTGCGCGACGGGTGTTCCTGCCAGCGCCGCGAGAATTCGCGCCGCGTGCAGAGATCGCGCATGTCCGAGAGCGTGACCAGGATGTGTTCCTGATGATCGAACACTGACCCGCCGTGGCCGTAGACGAGCGAGAAGCGTTCGAGCAGCGTTTCGACGCTCTCGACTGGCCGCAGATCGGCCGCCGCCCCTCCCCCCCGAGGTGCCGAGTCCCGCGCGGCGGCGGGTACGGCCCAATTGAACCGCCTGATCGCGTCCTCGATCTGCGAACGCACCGTGGTGAGGCCGCAGGCAGCGTGCAGGTCGTTGAAGTCGGTGATCTTCGCGCCGCGCTCGCAGAACCGCTCCCAGCGCTGCATGTCGTCGGGGAACTCGGGCTTGATCCACTTGCCTTCGACCGTCAGCGAGGCGGTCGCCGCGTCGCGGCAGCCTGCGTTCTCGCAGCGGTGCGGCTTGCCGCAGGCCGGGCACAGGTCATCGAGCCGGCCGGTCTTGACTGGCGCCTTGCAGCCCTGGCACTTGCCGAAGGCGTCGTCGTCGGCGCAGATCAGGATGTTGATACCGGGATAGCGCTTGCGCAGCACCCTCGCCACTGGCAGAAGGTTGCCGGCGTCGAACGCGACCGCGACGGGCAGGCCGGTCGCTTCGTGCAGCGTGGCGGCGGTGGCGTAGCCCTCAGCGATCAGCACGCACCAGGTCGGCACGCCGCCGACCAGGTGGAACTTCCCGATCTTGTCCAGGCCCGCCGGCCAGTACTCTTTGTCGCGCTCGGTGCGGGCAATCCGCTTCGCGTGCTTCGCCCGCGTGAGGATGAACTGCAGGCCCCACACGCGCCCGCTCACGTCCATCATCGGAACGGCCATCGCCCCCGAGGGCGTGAACTTCACGCCATGCGCCTTGACGCCCTTGCGCTCCAGGTAGTCGCAGTCCCCGGTGACCGAAAGACGGCGCCACACGCGGTCCGCCTGCTCCGCAGCCCTGTTCGCCTCGGCCCGCCGCTCCTGCTCCGCTCGCTTCTGGTCGTCCTTCAGCCGCTGCCGCAGCGCGGCCTGCTGCTCATCGGTGAGCGCGTTTCGTTCCAGCGTGACCTTCTGCGCGCCGTTGTTGTTTCCGCGCCAGATCCCGAACGACCCGACGATGACCAGGTCGCCGCCGTCCAGCATCAGTTCATGCAGGATGTACCAGCCGCGTTTCTCCCGCTCGCCCTCGACCTTGCAGCGGACCGCCTTACCGGTGATCTTCAGGTACGGAACAATCAGCCCTGCAGCGCGCAGCTGCTGCACCACTGAATCGTGATTCGACGCCCCCATTTCAGTAACTTCCGCCCCCACTGACTACAGGCATCGAGGGGTTCGCATTACCCTGTTCAGGGGCTTCGGGGAAGGACCCGCGACCGGCACCAGAGTGGTGCGCGCGGGGCGTGACTGAAATCGAATGCGTTGCGACGCGCTGCGCTGTCCTATCACTCGGGGAGGCGGGGCGGGACGGGTGGTGTACGTGGGCGCGCGGGCCCAAGGTGTGCATCATGTGAGGCCTTATCGCAGGTAGCGCAGGAAGTCGCGGCCCAGGCGCGTGGACAGGTCCATGTCGCGAGCGACAGCGAGGATGTCCACGCGCTGGCGATAGCGCGTCGAGGGCACGAACTTGAAGATGCAGCGCAGGGTGCTGCCATGGATGCCCGTGCGGGCGTAGATGCCAGGGGGCAGGTGCTGCATGCGGCCGGACTTCCATGTGCGGGCGCCGGCGAACTCGCCACGGCCACGGCTGATGAAGTACTCGACGCCGGCAATGGTCTTGACCTTGCGGGCCTGACGGGATGCGACGTCCGTGTATTCGACAACGCCCTTCCCCGCCCTGCGCTTGCGCGTGCGCTCGGATGCATTGGCGCGATAGCCCTGCTCCCCGAACGCCTGGAAATAGCTGATCAGCTGCACGATCAGGCCGGGGCTCACGTTGCCGTATCCGTTGAGCCTCACCCCACCGCCGGGCACTGCATGCCAGCCAGGCGGCAGCACACCGATGCGGCGCAGCGCCCGCTCGAACCCGGTAAATGCAGGCTCGCCCCCGGTGAACTGGTGCCCGATGGTGTCGAACGGTTCGAGCCCCTGCTTGTTCGGGTCTTCGTTGAGATAGACGTGCGCCTCGATACGGTTGCTGGGGGCCGGGGCTGGTAGGCCCATGATGCGGTGCGTATCGGCCTGCAGCGCCGCACGTGCGCCCGCCTTGTCGACCACGAACGCGCGCAGCGTGTAGGGCGTGGGCCGGTCGAAGCTGCTGGCCATCGTGGCCTGCAACTGCTTGCGGTAGGCGAAGGCGTTGTCGTTCAGCGCGCGCGTCGCGGCTGCCGGCACGCGATCGCGCATCACACCCGTAAGGAAGCGGTCGACCTCGCTCAGGTCGAAGATGGCTTCGCCGCGGATCACCGGACGACTCGCACCCCGGAAGCGCTCGAACTCGCGCCATCGCGCAGGCGTTCGAGCGTCGCGAGCGCTGCGGCCAACGTACTGCTGGCCGTGGCAATGGTCGTGGTGATGCGGTCTTCCTCTTCCTGTCGCGTGATCGGCCGTGCGTCGTAGCCCACGTCTGCGGCGAGGTACTGGAATGCGGCGTGGTAGCCGGTGTCCCGCGCCTTGCGCAGGATCAGCAGGATCTGCGTGAAGGCGAGCTTCTCGTCGCGGTTCGGGTTGATTGCGTCGTGCAGCTTTCGCTTCGCGGCATCCAGGTCCATGTCAGGCCACAGCATCGGACCGACAGCCTTCGGGCCGCCCAGGGCGCGCACGGCCTCGCGCAGCGCGTCGTCCGGACCGTCGAAAAAGGGCATTTCAGACTGCATTCCGACAACCTCCGAAAATGTCGGACGCTGTCGGAAAGACCTCGTCCGGGCAAAAAAATAGACTGGTCGCCATGGACATCACCGCAATCAAACAGGAACGCAGCACCCGCCCCGATACGACCGGGACGGGCACCGCGCAGCGCATGACCGCTTGGGGAATACCGGCCGAAGCCGGCGGCGAGGAGGACGGGTTTGCGAACGCCGTACCGGGAAAAATGGAGTCGCAACGGGCAACGCGGCGCGGCACTTCAGGCCACCTTTTCGGTGCAGGCGTCGGACTGGCTCGCGCCGTTGGTGGCGCGCGACCCGCGCAGGAAAGCCCAGTAATCGAGCTTGTCGGGGCGCAGTTCTTCGCACGTCACCGCGCCCGCCGTCGCCTTCTCGATATCGGCGCAGCGGTCGGTCGGTACGCGGCGAATGCCTCGCACCCACTGGTGGACGGCGGCGGGCGTGACGGACAGGCTCGCCGCCAAGCGAGCCTGTCCACCAACCGCATCGCAGGCGCGCTGAATCGGGGAAATCGTTTCCATGGCTGAAACGATAGCATCGCTATTGCTCAACAAGCAAGCCATGCTTTCGATTCAGCGCGATAGCGTTGCTTTCATGGGGACGACATCCAAAGACAAGACCGACGCTGAACGGCTCGAACAACGCCTAGCCGGATTCGACCGCGGGCAGCGCGCGGCATTTGCGCGCGATCACGGGATTCCCGGCGGCGTGGCAGCGATGTATCAACACGCGAAGGGCATCCGCCCCATCAGCGTCGACGCGGCAATCGCCTACGCGAAGGCGTTCCGCTGTGGGATTGAGGACATCAGTCCATCGGTCGCGGCGAAAGCGCTGGAAGTCACCGCGCTGATCTCTGCAAACGCACCAAAGGTGCAGGTTCGCCAGCCAGATTTACCCTACGTGTCGTGGCCTTTCGAGCACGTGAGCGAATCGGCCTACAGGGCGCTTACGCCGGACGGCCAGTTGTGGGCGCAGTCAAAGATGGACGAGGGAATCAAGCAGGCCCGCGAAAAATTCGGGACGATCCCATCAAAAATGAAGGCGTAGAAAAACAGCCGTGCCGGGTTTATCAGTTCCCCGCAAAGCCGCTCACCTCATAGAATAAGTGCTTTGGTATAGCCCTTGAGGATAATCCATAAGGATGGCACTAATCAAATGTCACGAGTGCGGGAAGCCGCTCAGCACCGAAGCGACGACTTGCCCTCATTGCGGTGCGCCGGCAAAGACGCCCGATCCGGCTTACGCCGCACCTCCACCAGCCTCGAAGCTACTTGCCGACGTCCGGGCCAAGGCTGAGAAAGAGCGCCAACAGCGATACAACCGGCGACTGATCATCGTTGCCGTCGTCGTCGGCGCAGCGTTCCTCGCCGTCCATTACTCGACGCGTCGCGCGCCAGCACCACGCGAAGTGGCTGAGCGCTACGGCGCACTCACCAGCGTGTTCAACGCCGAAATCACCCACGCCTTGGCGAAGGCTGATGTTCAGGGGTGCGGTGCGTATCACTGGCAAACCGTGCTGAACAGGCCAGGCGAGTTTCGCGTGTATTGCACCGCGGACGGTGAGCGATACACCGGATACCGAGTGCTCCCAGGGTCCGGCCGTGTAGGGCCCGATCACTCAACAATGGACATCGCCACCCAGGACGCGCTCTATCCGCACAGCCGGATACGCTGACGCCGCACTACCCCGCTACACGACCCACCTGATCTAGCCGCCAGCGCGACGCATGGACGCGGTCACACGCCTTCGCCATAAAAAATAGCGTTGCTATTGCTATTCCAAAAAAGCACTGCTATCGTTGTTTCAACGCAGCACCCGCTGCGGCCGGCCACCCGCCAAACGACGAGGAGCAAGCGATGGAAAAGCAGATCAAAACACTTATCAAAGAAGCCCAGTGCGCCCAGCAGTTGCTGGACCTGACCCAACGCCTCGCGGGCGTGACGCGCAACGTGCCGGACGAAGTCCTGAAGCATCAGGCCGATGTCGCCCGCGACTGCCGGCTAGGCGCAGAGGCCGCGCTGCAGCTTTCGCAGATCCTGGAGTCGATCGCGTCGAAAGCCGATGCCGTCATCGCCGAATCGAACGCCAGGAAGGCACCGCTCCCGGACCAGCCCGGCAAGGTCCACGTGACTCTCAGCACGGGCCGCACGGTGGCGCTCACCTGCGTCAGCGATACCGAATGGTCGATGGAACTGCCGTCGAACAATGTGCTTACCGAGAGCGAGACAGTCGAGCTTGGCAGCAAGCTGGCGCAACTGCATCGTGGCCGCTGCAGCACCTGCAGCTGCGGCGACACGTTTCCCACCGTTTCGACCGTCTCCGTCGACATCACGCTCACCGAGGCCGAAGGCCCCGGCGACCGGGCCACCCACTGACCCGCACCGGACCGCGCCGCCATGGACTCGGGCAGCGTCACCAACATGGAAATGCGCCAGGCATTCCGCGACAGCGGTCTGTGGCGTCAGGGCTGGACATTCGAGCGCGCACAGCAGTGCGGCCTCGTCTGGCAGTGCCTGACCATGATGGTGCGGGCCCGACACAAGCAGGCCGCGCGCTCCGGACAGACGGTCACCGTACAGATCGCACTGATTTAGGAGGCTGGGGAATGGATACCTCACTGCGACGGCTGCTGCGCCGCCTTAACGACCAGCTGCTCGAACACCTGCGGGCGCACTGCGCAGAGCAGGCGGCGCGCATCGACGAAGTAGAGGCGCGCTGCGCCCAGTTGGAAGCAGAGAACGAGCGTCTGGCCCGCGACGCATGGGACGCGGACCAGCGCGCCCAGATGTGGATGGACATGAACCACCTGCTCAATGAAGACGGCCACCCGCCCGGCCACGTAGGCATCACCACCGACGGCAGCATCGTGCTGCTGCCGGCCGAACCGGAAAGGGCGCGCGCATGAACCGGCTCGAAGCCCAGCGCACCGCGAACCGTCAGGCCGTGCTGGAGCACATCCGCGCGGCTGCCAAAGGCCTCAACGCAAACGAACTGGCGACCCTCACCGGGCTGTCGCAGCGCGGCGTCATCACTCTGTGCATCGAACTCAGCGAAGGGCGCCTGGTGAAATCCGCGCGCAGCAGCGAGCCCAAGCGCCGCGGCGGCGGCCTTGTGTGGCACGCCGTGAGCCCAGCCGCTTACGTGGCCTCGCGCACCGCCTTCCCCTTCCGCCCGCTGCGCACGCAGCGCCCGAGCATCGTGCCCGTCCGCTGCGGCGGCCGGCTGGCGCCCGACATCGGCACCGACGCCCGGCTGAGCTTCGGTGCTTTCACGCCCAACCCGTACCACCCGATGAAGGAGGACTTCGCATGGTGATCAACGCCCTGCGCGCAGCCCGGCTGCGCTTCACGATCAGCCGGCAGCAGGCGCGCCGCAAGCTGGCCGACGCTGAAGCCCGTCACCACCGCGAACGCGCGCGCGACGCGGCGGAAAAGCGCCGCGATGCACTGGAGCGCATCGCCGACGCCGAACGCGAACTGGCGGGCATCGAGCGCCGCGTGACGGTGCGCCGCATCGAGAGGGCACGGCCATGCTGAGCGCGCTCTTCGAACCCTCGGGTTTCACCCTCTTTGCGACGATTGCGCTGCTGCTGGTGGCGCTTGCCATCGGCTGGATCATCGGCGCCGCATGGGCCGGCGACCGCCGCGACGAAACCGCTCTGCACTTCGCCGGCCGCGACCTGCAGGACGAAGCGCGCCGCGGCCTGATCGAGCGCAGGCGCCAGGCGCGGCCGCCGCACGTGCGGCAGACGAACATCGCCAGCCGCTCAGTCGCGCGGGAACCGAACCGGGAATGGATGCGATGAGCGCCGGCATCGACCGCCAGCGCTACAGCGCCGCACTGCTCGCCACCGTGGGCGGCGAGCCCTGCACCGACCTCGACGGCGAGCGCCCCGGCGTGTGGCTGCCCGCAGTCGCATGGCAAGCCCTGTCGGACATCGTCATGGCGCAGAACGCCATCGACGTGTCCGCCGCACTGAAGAACTGAGGCGCAGCCCATGAGCATCGAGCACCTACCGAAGCCGGCCAACGTGCTGCCGCTGGACATCACGATCGCGCTGCGCATGGCCGTCGCGCACCGCTTCGACGCGGCCGGCGCCTGGACGAAGCCGGAGGCGAACGAGCGATCGAGCATCGAGCGCATCGACAAGATCGTCGCGCAGGCCCGGAAGCGCTACCCGGACGGGTTTCGCAGCGACTGAACCGAATCCATGAGAGGGGGCGAGGCGGTGCAGTCGGCCGCTGGTGAAGGCATGACGCGCGGGCCGTACCTGCCAGGGGGAGCCGCGCAACAGGAACGTGAAGGGACAGCCGTCCGCCCTGGTCACCGCCCCCGTTACGAGCGCCGCGAAAGCGGCATGTGCAGCAGCACCGAGAACCCCCGCAGCGGCGCGGCCTGCCCTTCCAGGTGGGCCGCTGTGGGCAACAAGGGAAACGAACGAATGGACAACCAGCACCAGCACATCAAGGGCTATCGCGACCTGTCGCCCGAGGAAATCGCACTGATGAACGAGGGCAAAGCGCTGGCGGGAAAGTGCGGCGAGTACATCGCCAAGCTGCGTGCAATGCCGGCGACCGGCGCGAACGGCGTGCCGTTCGTGACCGAGCCGACCGACAGCACGCCCGCCTGCACAAGCATCGATCAGCGCTGGATCAGCATCGGCGCGACGGATCTGCAACGCGGCTTCATGGCCCTGATTCGCGGCATCGCGCAGCCGACGAACTTCTGACTTCACGCGCCGCGCTGCCGCGACCCGCAGCGCACTCCACAGGAGAAATCATGCCCATCCGACCCTTCACCGACACGCTGCGGGGCATCCGCCGCGGCGGCCTCGCCGAAGAACTGAGCGAGGAACTGAACCGGCTCACCAAGGCGTGCACCGAAACCGGCCGCGCCGGCGAACTGGTGCTGAAGATCAAGCTCAAGCCCGGCAAGGGCGGCCACATCGAAGTGCTCGACGACGTGAGCCTGCGCCTGCCGAAGCCCGAGCGCGGCGTCTCGATCTTCTTCGCCACGCCCGACAACAACCTGCAGCAGAACGACCCGCGCCAGGGCGAACTGGAAGGCATCCGCAGCGTGGATGCCGCCCCTGAGAAGCCCGTGCGCGACGTGCGCGCTGCTGGCTAAGCCCTTCCATCCTCCCACTTCACGGAGTCAAATTCATGCAAGCTCAAGACACACCGAGCGGAACCGTGGCAGACGTCGTCGCCTTGGCCGCTACGGTCGGCATGGCGATCAGCGAGCCGAAGCGCGTCAATACTGGTGACATCCCGTTCGTCGTCATCCCCGACGACCACAGTGTCAAGAAGCTCGAAGACACGCTGCTCAACCCCTTGCGCACCCGCGCGACGGTTGCCATCAATGCGGCCGACAGCTTCATCGCCTACATCAACAAGTACAAGACCGACGTGACGTCGCTGTACGGCAGCATGGGCGACAAGCCCAGCTTCATCGCTGTAATCGACGACCATGCGCCGAAGGCCGCTGCGTGGCGCGAGCACAAAGCCACCTACGCCTGCCCGCTCAGCCCGGAATGGCTCACCTGGACCAACCCGGCGAACAACGCCAAGGCCAAGACCCAGGTCGACTTCGCCCGCTTCATCGAAGACAACCTGCTGGACATCGTCGATCCGAGTGCGGCGGAGGTGCTGGCGGTAAGCCGCACGCTGGAGGCGAAGAAGTCGGTCAGCTTTTCCAGCGGCGTGCGCCTGGACAACGGCGACGTGCAATTCACCTTCAACGAAGAGACGAAGGGCACGGCCGGCAAGGGAACGATCGATATTCCGGAGCGCTTCGGCATCGCCATCCCGGTGTTCGAGGGCGGCGACAAGTACCGGATCGACGCGCGCTTGCGCTACCGCATCAACGACGGCGGACAGCTTTCCATGTGGTACGAGCTGGAGCGCCCGCACAAGGTCATCGAGCACGCCACCAAGGAAGTCTGGGCGGCGATCGCCGAAGGCACCGGCCTGCCCATCACAAACGGCAACCCGTTCGCATCGTGAGCGCGAGCGCGGACACCCTCACCACGGCCGCCTGGCTCTTCGCCAGCACCTACGTGCTGGTGTTCGCGCTCGGGCTGCAGAGCCTGAACGTCAATGGCGGCCACTACCGGGCCGCCTTCATCACCTCGCTCGGCATCGGCGCCAGCAACCTGGTGCTGTTCAAGATGGCGCCCGACGCTGGGGGAATCGCAATCGTCGCGTGCCTCGCTGGCGGCCCGCTGGGCATCGTCAGCGCGATGCGCGCGCACCCGTACATCGTGCGGCTGTATCGCCGCCGAGGAGCCTGACCATGGCCCAGCCCCTGAGCCCCGCCCTCACCGCCGCACGCGAACGCCTGCAGCGCGGCGAGCGCCTGAGCGCGCGCGACGTGTGGGAGGCGGACAGCCGCATCTGCAGATCAGCGGCGCACGTCACGCTGACGCGCTGGCACGCGCAGCACCTGACGCATATCGTCGAGTGGCGGCGCTATGCCAGCAACGGCATGCCGGCGCCGGTCTATGCATGGGGTGAGGGTAAAGACGCGCCGCGCCCGAAGCCGATCACCAAGGCCGAATGCACGCGCCGCTGGCGCGCTGCTCACCCCGACCTGTTCGCGGCCCAGTTGAACCGCATGAAGGCGCGCCGGCTGGCTGCGCGACCGCCGAAGATGGAACCGCTGATGGCGGCATTGATCGGGGCCGCGCGATGAGAAAGCGCGGCGCCCACATCAAGCACCGTGCCGCGCAGCCGCCCGGCATCGTGTGCATCAGCCTCGACCACCGATACGAGACGCGCCTGCGCATGAGCGTGAGCGCCTTCCGTGGCGGGTTTGCGGGCAAGGACCATTTCCTTGACCTGTGCGACACGCACGACCTGCTTGCGCTCGCCAACAGCATGGCCACGCGCCCGGTCGCGGGCGTGGTCGAGGTCTGCAAGGCGGCCGAGATCGCCATCCTGAACATCCACGACCGCGAACTGCGCACCGGCAAGTGGGGCGTCAGCGGCGATGAATCCGCCGCCCTCGTGCTGCTGGCTGATACCGCCATCCGGTTCTGGTCGGCGCAGTCGGGCGAGCTGTTCCGGCTGGCCTACCGGCGCATGGTGCAGATGCGGCATGAGGAACGGGCGCGGCAGCAGAGGGAGAAGGCGGCATGAGCAACGCACTGAGCGACTTCGTCACATGGGCCGAACACCGAGCCCCCGATGTACCGCCATCGCCGCGCACAGCGCACATGGCGCGGGCGGGCACCGGCATCACGCAGACGCTGCTCGACATCATCGACGCGCAGCAACCGATATCGACCGTCGCCCTGTGTGAGCGAGCCGGCATCGAAAGCAAGGCCGTTTGGGGCCTGCTCAAGCATCACGTGAAAAGCGGTCGCGTGTGTCACGACTGCAGCCAGGGCTGGACAGCCGGCGTAAGCGCCGCTGAGCGCGCCGCCGCGAAGCTGCTGCGCGCCAGCGGCTGGACGGTATGCGCCCCAGAGGGGCGCGCGGAATGAAGCACCAGCACCGCAAAGACCTTATGAAGGCCCTGCGCGCCAACACCCACCGGCACGACCTGTGGTCGGTCTGGTCCGACTTCGTCGGCATGTGCGCCATCGCCCTGAGCAACACCGTCGACCTGCGCCAGCGCGACGAACGCGAAGCGGAGTACATGCGCATCGTGGGCCGGTACCGCACCGACGAGGTCGAGCGCTTCGCCCACGCGCTGGGCGCGCTGCAACTGTGCTTCCACACCGGCGGGCACGACGACGTGCTCGGCAGCGTTTTCATGGAACTGGAACTGGGCAACAAGTGGGCCGGGCAGTTCTTCACCCCCTACCACCTGTGCCAGGCGATGGCCGCCATGACGCTGCAGGACGCACGCCAGCGCATCGAGCGCGACGGCTTCATCACCGTGCTCGACCCGGCCACCGGCGGCGGCGCCATGCTCATCGCTGCGGCCGAATACCTCGCGCAGCAGGACATCGCCGTGCCGCTGCGCATGCACGCCACCGCCCAGGACATCGACGCCAAGGCCGCGCGCATGACCTACGTGCAGCTGGCGCTGCTGGGCGTGCCCGCCGTGGTCGTCACCGGCAACACCCTGACGCTGGAAGAGCGCGAGCGCTGGTACACGCCGGCGCACGTCATGTTCGGCTGGTCGCACCGGCTGCGGCAGCGTCACCGGCCCGATGAAGCACACCCCCAACCCATCACCACCGAACCGCGGCCCGCGCCTGCGCCCGTGCAGTTCGGCCTGTTCGAGGAGCCCCGCGCAGCATGACCACGCCACCCATCACCGACTTCCAGGCCGCCGCCGCTTCAGCGGCTGTGCTCCGCATGTTCAGGGAGAAGCATTTCAACATCTGCACCCTGGACGCGGTCGCAGCAACCGTTGGCCGCAAGGAACACCTCGCAGGGCGAGACTACGAAGCCCTGCGCGCTGTGCACTGCATGGACTGGGCCGATATGGGTCCGGATCTGAGTACGCAGGTGAAGGCCGTCTGCTGCCGCATGCTGGGCATCCCCGAAGATCAAGTCGCCAAGGCAGCAGAGCCCCACGTCCCGCAGCCGGAGCCGGACAAGAAAGCGCGCTCGATTCTCTCGCTGATGTTCAGCCGGAGCGGTGCGTGATGACCACAACAGAGAACCGCCTGCCCGCCGAAGCCGGCACCAAACCCACCAACCCGAAGGACGCGATCGGGACCAACAAGCTGCCGCTGCACCTGTGGCCGACCACCGCGTCCGCACTGGGCTGCGTGGCCCTTGCTGAAGGCATGCTGAAGTACGGTCGCACGAACTGGCGCGAGGCCGGTGTCCGTGCATCGATCTACGTCGACGCCGCGAAGCGGCACCTCGACGCCTGGTTCGAAGGTGAGCCGGTGGCGCCGGACAGCGGCGTGCCGCATCTGGGCAACGTGCTCGCCTGCATCGCGATCATCGTCGACGCCCAGGCTGCAGGGAAGCTGATCGACGACCGCGCCTACAACGGTTCTGGCTACCGCGGGCTGGTCGAGGAACTGACACCCATCGTCGCCCAACTGCGCGCCCAGCACGCCGACAAGAGCCCGCGACACTTCACCATCGCTGACACCGTGCAGCAGGACGGCGCGGTCGGACATCGCAACGCCAACCCCGCAGCGCCTGACCATTCCAGCGCACTGGCAGCCGCGAAGTGCGACGGCAACCACGCCGGCCCGCAGTGCGCCGATCCGGAGTGCTGGAACGATGGCCCGATCGCGCTGATCCTCGACGAACTCCGCCGCGCCGTCATCAAGTTCCCGACCTGGCCGACCGATCCGCTTCACGCGCTGGCGGTACTCGGAGAGGAGTTCGGCGAACTCACGAAAGCCACTCTGCAGACCACCTACGAGCCCCACAAGTCGAGCCATGACGAAGTGCGCACCGAGGCCATTCAGACGGCTGCCATGGCGCTGCGATTTGTCATCAGCCTGGATCGCTACGAATACGCGCAGGGCGTTCAGCACCAGCAAGAAGGGCAGCCCGCATGAAGCGCATCTACATCAGCGGTCCCATGTCCGGACTGCCCAATCACAACTTCCCCGCCTTCCACGCCGCCGCGGAAAAGCTGCGTGCCCAAGGCATCGAGGCGGTGAATCCGGCCGAGATCAACGCCGACACCGAACTATCGTGGGAAGAGTGCCTGCGCGCCGACATCAAGGCCCTGTGCGACTGCGACACGATTGCAATGTTGCCCGGCTGGGAGAACAGCAAGGGCGCACACCTCGAAGTGCATGTCGCGCACCGGCTGGGGATCAAGGTCGTGCGGATTGAGGACATCGCCGGAGGTGACGCATGAAGCGCCAGCACCGCCTGCTGCTCGACGATGAACTGATCGTGGATCTGTTCGCCGGTGGCGGCGGGCTGAGCATCGCCTGCGAACAGGCGCTCGGCCGCTCGCCCGATATCGCCATCAACCACAACGACGACGCGCTGAGCATGCACCGCGCGAACCACCCGCAGACCCGGCACTTCGTCGCGGACGTGTTCGAGGTGTGCCCGCGCGGCGCCACGCAGGGCCGCCCGGTCGGTTACCTGCACCTCTCGCCCGACTGCACGCACCACAGCCAGGCGGCCGGCGGCCAGCCGCGCGACGAACGCATTCGCGCGCTGACGTGGATCGGCCGGCGCTGGGCCGGCCAGGTACGCCCGCGCGTCATCACGCTGGAGAACGTGCGGCAGATTCTGAAATGGGGCCCGCTGATCGCGAAGCGCGACAAGGCCACCGGCCGCGTGCTGAAGCGCTGCGGCACGGTCGCTGCACCCGGCGAGCACGTCGCCCGCCGCGATCAGTTCCTCGTCCCCGACCCGGCCCGCGAAGGCGTCACGTGGCGTGCCTTCGTGCGCAGCCTGCAGGCCCTGGGCTACGTGGTCGAATGTCGCATCCTGTGCGCGGCGGACTACGGCGCTGGCACAACGCGCGAGCGGCTGTTCATGGTCGCGCGCTGCGACGGCAAGCCCATCGTCTGGCCCGAGCCGACCCACCACAAGAAGCCGGCGCGCGGTCAGAAGCGCTGGGTGCCGGCGGCGGACTGCATCGACTGGTCGATTCCCTGCCCGTCCATCTTCGAGCGCGCGAAGCCGCTGGCCGACGCCACGCTGCGCCGCATCGCACGCGGCATACAGCGCTTCGTGCTGGACAGCGCCGACCCGTTCATCGTGCCGATCACGCACCACGGCAGCGACCGCGTGAACGACATCGACGACCCGCTGCGCACGATCACGACGGCGCATCGCGGCGAGTTCGCGCTGTGCGCGCCGACCTTGGCCAAGTTCCGCCACGACAGCGACGGCGCCCGACTGGACGTGCCCCTTCCGACCATCACGGCCGGCGGAAACTGCCAGCGCCCGGCAGGGGCAGCACACGCCATGGGAATAGCGGCCGCCACGCTGGTGCAGACCGGCTACGGCGAACGCGAAGGCCAGGCGCCGCGCAGCCTCGACATCACCGGCCCGCTGGGCACCATCGTCGGCACCGGCAAGCACGCCGCCGCGTGTGCCTACCTCATGCAGGCCAACGGCGGGTTCAACGAAACGCCCGGGCACGACCTGCGCCGGCCGGCCAGCACCATCACCAACAGCGGCAGCCAGCAGCAGCTGGTGTCCGCCGTCCTCGTCACGAACACCACCGGCCACGACGCGAGGACACTCAACCATCCGGTACCGACCATCACAACAGGCGGGCACCACGCCGCCGTCACCTGCACGCTCAGCCCCGAGCACGAAGCCGGCGCGCTGCGCGTCGCGGCCTTCCTGACCACCTACTACGGCAACGGCAAGGAATGCGACCCGCGCGACCCGATGAACACCGTCACCACGCGCGACCGCCTTGCGCTGGTCACCGTGGTCCTGAAGGGCACGCCCTACCTGATCGTCGATATCGGCCTGCGCATGCTCACGCCGCGCGAGCTGTACCGCGCCCAGGGCTTCCCGACCGACTACCAGATCGAGGTCGGCCACGACGGCCGCCGATTCCCCAAATCCGCGCAGGTGCGCATGGTCGGCAACAGCGTCAGCCCACCGCCAGCGGCTGCCCTGATCGCCGCCAACTGCGGCGACCTGCGCATTGAACCTATCCGGAGGACAGCATGAAGATGGCAAGGGCATCACAGGCCGACATCGAAATGGCAATGGAACTGGCGAACGCGCTGGAAGCGCTGTCCGGCCGCTGGGGCGCCGCCATGCCGCAGAAGATCGCCAAGCCGGCGCCCGCCGACGAAGCGGATGAGAAGTTCTGCATCGATGACCCCGAGCACTGCCGGCGCGTGTGCGAATACCTGATCAACCTGAGCCGCAGCGCATCGCTGTTCCGCGTGGTCATGGGCATGGCCGTCGTGCTCGATCCGCGCAACGAACTGCTGGACCCGGACGCCCACACGCTGCAGGCGCACCCGAAAATTCAGGCGGCACTCAGTGCGATCAATCCGCTACCGGAATCTCTCGACGATGCCCACAAGGCGGTTCGGATCGAGGCCGAAGCATTGATATGGAGAGCCTTGTCGGCGGGCATCGTGCTCGCCATCGAGACGCAGCCACTGGTGCCGCTCGCCATGGGCAACTATGCCTTAGTGGTGTCGACGCGCATCGCACGGAAAGGCGATGCGTGATGGAACTACTTGACACGTACATCAGAAATTCCCGCGAGGTTGGCGCCGTAATCGGCGCGATCTGCGGGGTTGTCTTCGCAGGCGCATCGCTCCTGGCGCTGGCGGCCGGCCTGCTGCTAGCTGGAATCACGGGCCTGTCCCTCGCATGGGACCGCGTGCGGGCATGGTGGAAGTGATGGCTGAGCGCTCGAACATCGAGTGGTGCGACGCCACGTTCAACCCGTGGATCGGCTGCACGAAGATCAGCCCGGCATGTGACCACTGTTACGCCGAGCGCGGTTTCGACCTGCGCCGCCACGTCGTGCAGTGGGGCGCCGGCCAGGCGCGGAAGCGGACCAGCGCGTCGAACTGGAAGCATCCGGGGCGGTGGAACAAGCGGGCGTTCTACGAGTGCGCCAGTTGTGGAACCCGCTCCCATGGCAAAGCGTTCATGGATGCTGGTCCGAACATGGGCATTACGGACACCGGCCAAGAGTGCCCCGCTTGCGGATCGCGCGACATGGAGCCCGCACGCATGCGCGTGTTCTGCGCCAGCCTCGCGGACGTGTTCGACAATGAGGTGCCGGCGGAGTGGCGCGCCGAGTTGTTCGCTCTGATCGCCAACACCCCGAACCTCGACTGGCTACTACTGACGAAGCGCATCGGGAACGTAGCGCGGATGATCGAAGCGCCTGGTATGCAGAAGTGCGGACTACCGGCGAACGTCTGGCTGGGCGCGACGATCTGCAATCAGGCCGAGGCCGACCGCGACATACCGAAGCTGCTGGCCACGCCGGCGGCGGTGCGGTTCGTGTCGATCGAACCGATGCTAGGGCCGATCGACCTGACAGATATCGTCGTCCGCCATAGCGGCGGAACCGAGGACCATTTCTCAGCCCTGTACGACTCCGATGACGACGAAGCGGACACCGCCAGTTACCTCGACTGGGTCATCTGCGGCGGCGAGAGCGGCCCACGCGCGCGGCCGATGCATCCGCAATGGGCGCGCGACCTGCGCGATCAGTGCGCCGCTGCTCGCGTGCCGTTCCTGTTCAAGCAGTGGGGCGAGTGGACGCCAGAAGATCCCGGCGAAGGCCCGCATAGCGACTGCGCTGGAGTTCTGCCAAACGGTGAAACGGAAAAATACTCCGACGGCTATCAAGCGCCATTTGACACGATGGAGCGCCTTGAGAAATCAGGCGGCGTTCGCCTGGACGGACGCACGCTGATGTTCAGGGTCGGCAAAAAGGCCGGCGGCCGCCTGCTCGACGGCGTCGAGCACAACGGGTTTCCGGAGGTGCGGACGTGAGCGAATCCATCATCAAGCCCAAGCGCCCGACAGGCGACGGCTGGCGTCGTGCGACATCGTGGCAGCCCGCGCCCGAACTCGCCGCCATGGGCTACCCCGTCGAAGCATGGGCACATCGCAACGGCCTGTTCGTGCTATCTGCCGTCGAAGTGACTGAGGTCGAGCCGGGCAGCGAGGAACTGGGGCCGGAGTACCACATCAGCGTCAGCAAGATGGGACAGCGCTGCTCTTCAGCCGAAGCCCTGTGGGTGCTGGCGCAGTTCGACCTGGTCGATGCCACCGAGGACAACCACGTGCCCAGCGGGCGCGTGCGCAACTTCTGGCGGCCAGTCGCCGACCGGCTGAGCGGCTACACCTGCCCGTGCCAGGGCAATGAGCCGGCCATCCGCGAGGACAAGGGCGATTACGTGTGGCGAGGGGTGACGCGATGACGTGCGTGCAAATCAACGACCGCACGCATGACGGTTTTCCGAGAGGCGGTGCGTGATGGCAGTCCAAGAATGGCAACTCGCTCAGTATCAGTACGCGGCCGAGCAGATGTGTTTCCGTCTGTCCGAAAGCCCGCATGAAATGGTCTGCGCCCAGGACGGTATGTATCGACCGCGTTGGATGCACTACGCCGAGCGCATGTTTGAGCACGTGGAAATGGTGCATGCGATGCGCGACTCGGGGCTTACGCCATGACCCGCGACCAGAAACTGCAAGCGCTGCGCGAGTGGGAAACGCGACTGAAAGAGTTCGCCGAAGCGATGGCGGACTTCATCGACCTGACCCAGGCAGGCCCGGAGTCTCGCCTGCTCCAGTCGATCTACGCCATGGCGAATCTTGCGACCGTGCAGGCTGCAGAACTGGTCGGCTGCTCAATGGATTGGCTCGAAGCATGGGCGCTCGAACACGAGTTCGGGAAGCGTCCGATGCGCGCCGGGATCAAGGGCGAGCCCCTGCGCGATATCCGGACCATCGAAGAACTGGCTGCGCTGATCTTCGACGACGAGCGCGACGGCACGGAGGAAGCGACGCTGTGACACCGAACGAACGCCTGCTGCATTACCTGCACCGCCACCGCACCGAACCTGATCAGGGACCGTGGGAGCGCGCCATCGCCGAAATGTTCGCCGCAGCGCTGGCGGCCCAGACGATGCGCCCGCTCGATGAATGGCATGACGACGTGGGCGCAGTGCTGTGGTGGGTACTGCCGATCTGCGAACCCCCTTGGTGCGGCGACCCGACCGACAGCGAATGGCCGGGCTATCACACGCACTGGACGCCGCTTCTGATCCCCGACCAGACGACGGCCACACCGCTCATCGCGGAGGCGCCCCGATGACCGCCCTACCCGCCACCAGCGCGGCGCCGACGGCGCACCCGCGCCGGGCAAGCCCTGAGCCCTGGCCGCGCCTCATCCGCATCAGCCGTGCGCACACCTACCTCGGCATGTGCCGCCGCGTGTTCGACGCGACGGTGCGCCCCCACGTGCGCGTGGTGCCGATCGGCAAGCAGGGCAAGGCGGTCGACCGGCACGAACTGGACGCATTCGCGGACGCATACGTCGCCCGCCACGCAATTGACAAGGCGCCGCGACCGGGCAATCCTGAGCCCGCGAGCGAGCGCCGCCATGCAAACGCAGGAGCAAAAAAACCATGGCGAGAACGGGAAAGCGGATGTCGGGCCTCACGCAAAGGGACGGCATCTGGCACATCAACAAGGTCTTCAAAGGAGAACGGATTTACCAGAGCACTGGAACTGGTTCGCTCGAAGAAGCCGAGCAGATCCTGATTCACCTGCTGGACCAGCGCCGGCAGCAGCAGCTTTTCGGCGTGCGGCAGGTGAAGACCTGGCGCGACGCCGCGACGCGCTACCTGCTGGAGAATCAGGACATGCCGTCAATCGGGCTCACCGCCACGTACCTGGAGCAGTTGGACCCTTTCATCGGCGAACTGCCGGTGACGCACATCGACGACGACGCACTGGAGCCCTTCCGCCAGTGGATGCGCGAGGGCGGCAAGATGGCCAGCGGCAAGACGAAGAAGCCATCGTCACCGCGCACCATCAACATCGCCCTGCAGCGCGTCGTGCGCATTCTGCATCTGTGCGCACGCACCTGGCGCGATGCCAATAAGCGCGCCTGGATCGATGTCGTGCCGGCGATCACGATGGAAGGCGAGCGCGGCAGAACGCGCGAGCCGTATCCGATGGACTGGGATGAACAGCGCCTGCTGTTCGCCGAGTTGCCGGACTACCTCGAACGGATGGCGCTGTTCAACGTCAATTCGGGGGCGCGCGAGCAGGAAGTGTGCAAGCTGCGCTGGGACTGGGAAGTGAAGGTGCCCGAGCTGGGCACCAGCGTGTTCATCGTGCCGCCGGAGTTCGGCGGGCGGTCCGAGCAGGCTGGCGTCAAGAACCGGGAATACCGGGTGCTGGTGCTGAACGACGTGGCGCGTAGCGTGATCGAGGGGCAGCGTGGCCTGTGCGACGAATGGGTGTTCCCATACGGCGACGAGGGTGGACCGCTGCACCGCATGAACGCCACCGCCTGGCGCAGCGCCCGCAACCGGGCTGCCGATGCCTGGCAGGCCGAGTTCGGAAAACCCGCGCGGCAGGGCTTCAAGAAGCTGCGCGTACATGACCTGAAGCACACCTTCGGGCGCCGGCTGCGCGCAGCCGGCGTGCCGAAGGAAGATCGTCAGGCGCTGCTGGGCCACAAGTCCGACAGCGTCACCACGCACTACTCGGCCGCCGAACTGGAAGGCCTGATAGCGCAGGCGAATAAGGTATCGACCGCCAACCGGACGACGCCGACGCTGACGATCCTGCGAACTGCCGCGGCGTGAGTCGCGTAAAAGTCGCGTAGAAAGAAAAAAGGCCACTCGCGAAAGTGGCCTAAGTCTTTGATTTAATGGTCGGGGCGGCGGGATTCGAACTCGCGACCCCTTGCACCCCATGCAGGCTGACCGCATGGAAGTGCTTTCGATTCAACCACATGTGCCGGCGCTCGCCACGCGACCATGTGCAACACAGCGCAGTTTCGTGCATCGCTGTCGCGTAAAAGTCGCGCGCTCCCTTGCATCACTTCATCGGGCGCACCGTCGCCGGCAGATCGGCCACGTCATTGACGTTCACCGGAATCGGCGGCATCCAGCGCAGATCGAACCGTCTCTCACCCTCTCGCGGCCCGATCCAGTAGCCGTGCCAGTGGGCGCGCCGGATGTGGGCACGCGGGCCCGAATGCGTCCCGCCCTGCCCTGTCTCCGTTGCATGGTAGGCCGCCCGCAAGGCGCTGCCCAGGCGTACCCCCACATCCCAGGTGGTCGGCCTGTCGGGCGGAAAGAGGCGCCAGCCTGATTTCGTGCGTTTCGGCTCAGGGTTCGCAGGGCGGCGCTGCCCGTCGCCGATCTCGGCGTTCTGGGAGCACAGATAGAGCAGCAGGGAAACCAGCGGCTCGACCCACTCCCGCAGAACCTTGGGGACGCCGTCGGGCATGCCGCCGCCGACTGTCGCCTGCACGCGGGCCACGTCGACCGCACGCGATATCGATTCGGCCAGCGACCACGGCCCGAGGTGCAGCGGCACGGGCACCAGCGCGGTGTCGGCGTCCAGCAGCAGACGCAGTTCCGGCCGTCCGGTGTTGGCGTCGTATTCAAGGTGGGCGAAGAAGCCGAACAAACGGCCATCGTTCAACGCCACGCCGGGCGTTTCGACATAGACGCACCACTCCGGCAGCCGATAAAGCACGTCGTGCGGCACGTCGCCGGAAACCGGTGTGTCGACGATGGCGGCGTACAGGGCCGGATCAAACCGGTAAATGCCTTGCGTGACACGCCAAGCCGCCAGCGCCCCGAGGCGAGCAACATCGCCCACGTGCTGGACGGACAGTCGGTCCACCTGAAGGTCGGCGCTCACGATGGCGTATGCCGCCGCCAGCGGCAGGTAGCACCAGGCAGGCCAGTCGGGTAGGCCGCGGCCGCGATCGGCACGGAACTCGTCAGCCTGGCGCCACGCCTGCGGATAGTCACGGGCTGCTGCCGCGACATGATCGCGGGGGCGGCAGGGCCGTTTGCCGAACTGGGGACTGGACATGTTCTTGAGCGGCCCGATGGGCTGCTGGTGGATTACTGGTGATCGAGCACGACAGTTTCGCAGCCCCACGGGTAGCGGCCGTCGTCCTCCTGCGGAAACACACCGGTGCCGACATAGTTTTCGACTGCCATGCAGACGTGGTCCCACTCGGCGGGCGTCGGGTCTTCCCAGATGAGTTCAGGCGTGCGCGAGCCCTCGGCGATCGCATGAATGGCTGTCGCGACAGCCATGTGGGTTTCGCTGCTATCGGCCCAGGCGCGGGCGATCTTCGGGGCGGGATATTGCTGCGGAAGGGTTTTCATAGCGATCTCCATTCGAGATTTTGCCGGCTACGCACCGCCGGAGGGTGTTCAGGAAAGGCCGGGTTTCCCCGGCCCGGTCGCTTATCCCAGCAGCTTCAATGCCGTAGCCACCGCTGCAACCATCGCGGTGACCATCGCTACCGGGTACCACCGCGCTTCGGAGTTGATCTTGGCGGTTTCCGCCATCAGCTTCGCGATCCTCGCTTCGGTCTCTACGACGTCCACAGTTTTCTCCACGTTGAACTCCTTTCGAGTCTTTCCCGGCTACTCACCACCGGAGGGTGTCGGTCAGCAACGCGCTGTCCATGAACTGAATAATACACGATTATTCGTTTAAGGCAACCTCTCTTTGCGTGATTTTTTCCACAAGCGCCAGCGTCCGACGGCAGCGGGACAGGACGTTGCTCACGGCCTGCGGGGGCACGCCTACGCGCGCAGCAGCCTCTTTCAACGTGACGCCATCGACCAGCACCAGGCGCGCGCCTTCGCGGGGCGCTGCAGACCGCGCATGCAGGCGCGTGAGCGCTGCCAGCGCTTCGAACTGTTCGTCGGTCATGCGGGGTTCCTTTCGTGCCACTTCACGGCCTCGCGGCACAGGCGCTGCAGCCGTGCGACCAGGTCATGCAAGGGCACGCCGCGCGCTTGTTCGGATGCCTGAAAGGCCGGAATCGAGTCTTCGGTGGCGACGGCATCCACGTGTCCAGCGCTTGGCCGGATATCGACCTCAAGCCCCGTCGAATGCCGAAGGCGTGAGCCCGACACACGGGTCCACGCCTTGTGCCAACCAAAGTACTTCCCGGTCACGGGACACCGCCCGACAGCACCCACTGGTCGAAGTCGGCCAGCGTGATGCCGCCTTGATCCTGAACACGCTGTCGCAGTCCGGCCAAATTGGGTATCGGGAGAAACTCGCTTAGCTGGCCGATGTCGTCCGCCTTCAGCGGCCGATCACCTGAAAGAATTCGAGCGCTGTGTTCGCCCAAGGCATGGAGCAAAACCGCTCTCACGGGGGCCGACTTCGCGCTTGACGCTTCTGCCATGGGTGTCTCCTCAGAGAGCCGAGCGCCGCCCGGCGAAAGTGCAACGTTAGCACGATGCCAGGCCGGCAAGGCGGGACGCGCCACGCGCGCCCGCCTACTCTTAGCCCTGCGTCTTGAGCTTGGCCATCCCTTCAGCCAGCGCCCACAGCGCGCGGTTCACCTGGATGTTCTCGCTGATACCCTTGATTTCCCGGGTACGCATCCGGCGACCGCTCGCGCTCTGTCCAGGCAGCCCACCGCGCACGACCGCTTCCTGCACACGGTTGAACGATGACCACAGGTCCGCACCTGTGTCCTCAACGCGACGCGGGCGGTTCAGCTGCTCCGCACGGATCGGGGCGCCGTCCGGGTCGTCGTACTTGATCATCAGCGCGCTGCGGGCGAACAGGGTCTGTTCTTCGCGGCTCATCTGGATCGCCTGCATACGGTCGCGGGATTCCGTGACCGTATCGAAGTGCTCCAGCACCTCATAGGCGCCTTCGATCACATTGCTGACCACGTCGCCGCTGTGACGCACCCGCACATCGTGCGAGGTGTCGCCGACCACCATGCCGTTCGCGCAGACGAAGCGGAAGCAGCCGGCCATCATCTGGTAAGACGTGCTGCCATCGTGGCTGTTCAACAGAATGATTTCGTTCACCGTAGCGCCGACCTGAGCGCCACGCTCGATGTCCCGCACGTGCCGCAGGCGCAGCATGTGTTTCGTGAATTCGCGGCGGGAATCATCGCGGACATTGCCCTGATAGGCGGCGAACGGCTCAAAACCCTCGCGGCGCAGCGCGTCCAGCACTTGGACGGTCGGAATGTAGGTGTAACGGTCGCTGCGCGAGGCGTGAGCCGCTTCCGCCATCACCGACGGCGCCACGCGGGCGATCTCCTCATTGCTGAGGGGGGTGGTGCGAACAGCAGACGAATGGGAACGACCAAAGCGAGTAGCAAGCATTTCAGGTATCTCCGCAGAGAGCCAGCTTCCGGCCGGCGTCGGATGAACAGCAGCGCGCTGTCCATGAATCGAATAATACACGATTATTCGTTTATTGCAACCCTAATTTGTAACAGGCGCGCTTGCCTCAATAACTGTATATCCATACAGTTTCCCGATGCGTTGCAAAGTCCATCCCAAACTCAACCGCGGCATGCACATGCCGCGATCGTGGTACGTCCGCCAGCGGATGATGCCGGGCATGCTGATCATCAAGGATATGCGCGACCAGGTGCGGCGGCGGACCGTGCGCGTTGCGCGGGTGATCGGCGACGACGGGGTCGACGTCCTGCTGCCGCTCTACGGCGCCGAGGTGATCGCGGTCAACTCCGACTGGATGGTCATTACCGGCATCGAGCGACACGAGGACGCCGCCCAAGTGGTGACGGAATACGCTCAGTCGTGGTGGGTGGTGGTGTCCAATGCCGGCCCGGCCGACTGACGACAGGACGCACAGGTGCAGCGCGGGTGATCGGCGGACTGTCGGCGCCAGGCGTTGCGGTCGTCCCGGATGCGGGCGATCTTGGCCAGCAGCCGGTAGTGCTCGCGCGCCAGTGCGAACAGCGCGGCGGCCTCGTCCGACCGATAGCCGGACCGGAAGAGCCGGGCCGCGAACGTCAGGGCGTCACGGACGCGCATCCGGAGGCTTCAGCGCGTCGTATGCGCGTTCGCAGGCTCGGCCGGCGATGTGTGCTTCGTCAGCATGTCGAGCAATTCCGTCCGCAGCCTCATCAAGCCGGCGCTGCACGTCGGCGAGCAGATCGGCGGTGCTGTCGGCTGGCGGGCTGCCGCTGGCAGGGGCGGAATCGCGGGCGGCGGCACGACAACCGGCGGTAAGGGCTGCGATACGCCGGCGCAGGCTGACACCAGCATCGGCAGCGCCAGCAGCGTCAGCGCGCGCGCGATCGCGGTCGGCTTGTGTTTCATTCAGGATCTCCCACAGGGCAGTGAAACGGCGGTCGCCTTCGGCACGGGCTTCGGTGACAGCTTGGCCGGCAGCGCGCTCCAGCGTGCCCAGCTGCTGCGCGTGGTCGCGTTGCGTGCGGGCGTGTGCGCCCTGCTCTTCTGCGAGGCGGTAGGTTTGCAGGCCGGCCAGCGCGAGCGCGGCGAGCAGAAGCCAGGGAAGCGCGCGCGCGATCACATCAACTCCCCGTCAGCCCACGGCGGTATCGGCACCGTCTGGCCGGCTAGTCCGTGCGTGCAGTCCGCGAGGAACTGCATCTGCCCGTCGACGACGAAGCTGTGGCAGATGGCGGGCGGAGCACCGTCGACGCCGGCGTCGGAGCCGTTGTAAGTCACCAACACGCTCGGGGTGAACGTCGGTCGCTCGGCGTCGTTGTTCCAGCCCCAGCCCGGCCCGTCACCTTCACCCGGCCGCGACAGCGCGCGGATGCGGACACCGTGATTACTCTCGCAGCCTGGACACTTCCAGATGAGCAGATCGCCGGCTTGGCGCAGGATTGAACTGATCTTCATGACGCCCCCTGCTCTGCCACGCACTTCGCGTGACGCTCTTGCTGTCGCGTCCAGACGCCCGGGCATCGGCGGTTCCCGGGCGTCGAGCAATCGAAGCCGGCCGCGAACCGGTAGCGCAGCAGCGCATCGCACGCGGCGCGGTACTCGCCGGCCAGCAGGGCGCGCCGCATGCTGCTGTTCGACCAGGTGGACGCCCCGTACTGATAGACGAAATCCATGTACAGGTCGTACTCGCCCTGCGTGAGCGCGACACCGGGCAGCGATTCACGGAACGCGCGCTCTTCTCGGCTCAGGTGCGCGTGCATGGTCATCAGCGCGCGCACCGGGTCTGTTCGGTCGCCCATCTTCACCGGCGATCCGTCGGCCTTGAACGTGCTGCCGAAGCCGACTGTCGGCCGGTCGTCCTTCGTCGGAATCATGGCCTCGCCGACGTAGCCTTCGCCGACTGCCAGTGAAACGATGAGTGCGGCGGAGGCGGTCAGCCCCGACACCGCGATGCGCATCTTATTCATCTGCATCCTCCCGATCTGTGGCGCGGCGCTTCCGCTTCCGCACCCACCCGCGTTCCTCGGCCCAGTTCCGGCCGAACCGTCGCCACCACAGATCGAGGATCATCAGCAGCGTGTAGAGCGCGGCCAGGAAGGCCGCGATATCGGTCCACGACGTGATCGCGATCGCGCCCCAGGCACTGGCCACCTTCGCGCCCGCAACCGTGATGTCGTGTTGTTCGGCAGTCGCCATGGCTTCCTTTCAGACGAAGCAAACGGTTGAGGAATAGGCATCGCTGATGGCGCCGGTGAGCGGGTCTTGCGCGCGGTACCAGGTGGTCGGTCCGCCGTCCCAAGTGCCGAAGAAGGAGTTGAATGTCCATCCGCCACCCAAGGGTGGCTGAGCGGGCCCGCTTGCGCTGGGCGCAAATGCAGCAGACCACGTGACGACGCCGCTATTGCTGATCCGAAAAAGGCACCAGAGCTTTTTGGAGTACGCCCAAACCCCGTTGCTTAGGATTGAATGCGCTGAGGTCGCTTGGCCCTCCGCCTGAGAGCGAGGCGGGGAAGGAGTCCGCGGAGTCGCGGCCTCGTAGTAAATCTGACGCGTGCCGGCTTTGCTGATCACGTAAATGAAGGTCGGCGGCAGGAGACTAAAAGAGTCTGCGGTGGCCGGCGCCGGGAGCGTGTCAAAAGCGTTGGAAGCCTGTGTAACTCCATCGACCTGCAGACTGATCTGCCATGAACTCGATAGCGGTTCACCACGCTCATTGGCGGTGTACTCGGAACCGTCGTACGTCACAAGAAAGTCGTCGTAGACGTATTGATACACAGATTCCGATGAATACGATATTGAGATTTCCCGTATCGAACCGGCATCAAAGTACATCGACACGATGCGACCGCTAATCGACAAAGAGCGTGTCTCCGTCAACACTCCAATCGGATTGTCATGCTCATCCCGAGGCATGCTTGCGGTACCGTCCGGCGGATCAGCGTTGTCGCCAATCTCTATCGCACCAAGCGTTTGCACGTAATTACGGATCATGGCGAGGGACAGGGTCGGCGAGGTCGTTCCCGACGACACGTCGATCCGTACGAAGCCGACTGCGCACTCAACCGGCCCACGCAGTCGCCACGTTCCGTTGTATAGCGGCGCTGGCGGAATGTGATACAGGCCAACGATGACGCTGCTTCCGTCTTCGTTGATGTCGCACACGCGCGGCGCGGTTCTGGTCTCTCCTCCGAACACGGACAACTCTAGGTCGGTGATTGCCTTCAGGTCGACGGCCGGATCGCCGGTGTCGATGGCGTGCGTCAGGTCGACATTGACCGGCGGGTACGACGCTTCGCCGAACCGGCCGAACTTGCGGTAAGTGACGCGGATCTGGGTCTGGTACGTGCTGAGCACGGACAACGAGAACTGCCACACCACGCCGGCGCTGTCACGCCAGAGCCAGGCGGGCGCGTTGCCGGTCAGCGCCTTGCCATACACCTGCGGCACCTGCCCGCTGAGCACCACCTTGTGCAGCCACTGATGGCCGAGCACGGCGTCTTGCGCGAGCTGCTCGGTGGTGCGCGTGAGTTCGGGCACGCCGGCCAGGTGCAGCGCCCAGGCGTCGGCGTTCAATGGCTGCCGGTAGATGAGCGTGTCGTCGTTCGGGAGCGTGAGCGCGCCGGAATGCACCAACCCGTGGAAGGGGTGGCCGACCAACTCGACCTTGTCGAGCAGGCGCGTCGGCGACGGTGTGTTGAGGCTGTCGAGCGTGCTCATGGCGTCGGGTCGGCGAAGCGGATCGACTTGCCGCTGGTGAGTTTCACGCGCTTGATCGGCTTCACGATCCAGGTGAAGGCGCCGTCGGTGGTGGTGATGGTTTCGTCCGTCCAGTACTCGCGGTCGGCTGTAGCCGTTTCCTGCAGGTCGCCAGCACCGCCAGACGTCGCGCCGCCGCCCGACTTGCTCTTGCCCACCGCCGGCGGTTTCGCGCCCTGCGCCGGCTTGGGCTCGAACGGCGGGCGCGCGCCCTGCGTCATTCCACCGCCCGCAAGGTCACGCGCGCCGATGCTGGCGAGCGCTTTCGCGATATCTCCCATGTCAGACCGCCGACTCGATGACGTTGGTCACCGCCAGGCCGAGGTCGGTGTAGTCGGTGCCCACCGTGCCGGCCGATGTGTCGAAACGCATGTGGACGGGCTTGGCGTTGCCCGCGCCGCTGAGCACGGTGTGCCCGAGGCTGAGCGCGGCGCCGCCGGTGGCCGACGTGAGGCCGCCCGAGGTGGACGCCAGCTTGATCGACGCCGCGGCCAAGCCGGCGCCACCGTCGCTGTCGGTGATGGTGACCTGCACGTTCGTGACGCCCGGGTTCGTACTGTCCTGCAGCTGCTGGCCTGAAGCGGGACTGCCGAAGTAAATCAGGCGATCGCCCTGCGTGCTGAAATGCCGAGCCTCGACGGTGAAGGGGATGGTCAAGCCGGCGTCGGCGAAGAATCCGAAGCTCATAGCGCGGTGATCTCCAAAATGTCTTGAGGGATGGCGACGGCGTAGGCGGCCGGCTTCGGCAGGGTGATCGGGTCGCGCACTGCGGCCTCGATCTCCGGGGCTTCGACGCTCAGCGCGTAGGGATATGCGGGCGCCTCGGCGTCGAAATCGGCGCCGGCTTTCGCGTTGGTGCTGAAGCCGATCATGGTGGCGTCGTTGAACTCCGGCGCGCCGGTGACCTGCCCGATGTACATGTCGCAGATGCAGCCCAGTTGCGTGGGGCCGGGCGCGGGCGTCGGGTCAGTCGGCGCGGCCGGTGCGTCGACCGGGTCGTCGTCCTGCAGCCCGACGGCCGAAAAGCCGCTGACGGCGATGTCGAACTCTGTGTCGTGCTCGCCGGTTTCGATGTCCATGCGGTGCGCGAGGCGGGCCACCTTGCCGAGCGCGTGCAGTTCGGCGGTGTCGATCTCGATGCGCCGGCTTAGGTCGATTCCGGCATGCAGCGGCGTCATCGCTGACGCGCGGGTTTCGCGGTGCGTCGCAAGTATCTGTTGCCGCGCCTGCGCGACCAGCGTGCGCACGGCGTTCTGCGCCGCGGCGCGATCGGAGCGGCCTGCGCCGCCGTAGTCGAGCGACACGTCGCCGCTCGTGGGCAGGGTCAGCGCCGGTTCGGCTGCTGGCTCGCTCAGCCAGGCGCCGTCATCGAAGCCGGCGTCGAGCGTGGCGCCGTTCGACGTTTCACGCGCGAGGCCGAGCGCGTCGATCGAGGCCTGCGCCGAGACCTTAAGCCGGTATTCCTCGGTCACCCACTGCACCCAACGGCTCGCGAATCGGGCGGCGAAGCCGAGCGCAAGCTGCGGCGCGTCGGTCACGCTGATGGAC